TTAGCGGGTGACAGCGCGCACATAAGCCTGGCAAGCGCGCAAGGCGATCAGTCCTTGGTCGCCGGCATCGGTGATGCCGATAATTCGTTGAGCATGCGCCGGGTCAAGTCGGGCTCGCGCGGCTGCATGAACCACGCGGACGGCGGTGGCGGCGGTTGGCATTGCACAGCCACTGGCGGGCTCGGCTGCGTCGAGAAGGACTGACAACCGCACATCAGCAGTGGCCAGGCGGTCGCGCAGAGCAGCCTGGTTATGTTGCGCATCGCTTAACTCCCGAGCATGGTGTTGGGCGCTGGCACTGAGCTGTTGCTCCAGGGCCAGCCGTTTGTCCTGCTGTACCTGTTGCTGGCGCAGGGCTGCCTGGGTTTGTTGACTGAGCGCCTGGGCATGGACAGCCGCTTGCCGCTCCAACTGCGCCCCCAATCGCCAAGCCTGTACTTGCCAGGTCACCGCCACTAACAGGCAAACGCCGATCAATCGCCAAGCCCCTAGGAAGCGCATAACACCGCCTTCGCCAGCGCCCACAATCGCAAGCGATCCTCGAGCCCATTCAACCCGCCGTTGATCCGCCGTGTGATGGCGGTGAACTGATCCTTGTCTGCCAGCTCATTCAGGCCATTGCTCTGCCAGAACCAGGCGGCCGACTCAGCCGCCCATTGTGGTTGCTCCAACAACATGGGATATCTCAACAGACGATCATCACCAAACAACGCCTGGCTGCATGCCAGGTAATTGCGCCGACCGGTGATCTGGATCAGCCCCCTGCCCCGGTACAACTGACCATCGCCATCCGCTTCAGAGGTGTTGCCCAGGCGCGCGGCCAGGCTGCCGGTGTCGTATTTGCTCAGGTAGTGATCGCTGCCCAGTTCACGGACGTAACGCAGTTCGCCGGATTCGTGGCCAATCTGGGCGAGGAAGGCGGCGATGCGCTTCGCACGGTTGATCTCGAAACGAACGAAAGCCGCATTCAAGGGCGCTAAAAAAAGGCCCGCTCTAAGGCGGGCATCCGGCATAACGCCAAGCAGTTGGGGGAGTGTTATCACCATTGGTTTTACTCTCGAAAAGTAGCTATCTCGACAACCCACCGGCCGTAATCGAACTGCGGTATCCCGTCACCGGATCGCCGACATGAACCACCTGCCTTATCGACCATCGTCCCTGCATATAGGACGGCCAGCTCTCATCCAGCACTAACAGCCCTTCCGCGGCCAACAATGGATTGCCCGGGCAATCGATCAGCAACTTCACATTTTCACGCCCCACACGGCGTAGTTCGCCTTCGGCAACGGCGCGGGCTTCGGCTTCGTTCTGGTAGCGTTGGCGTAAGGTTTTGAACGGGGCGTTCCCCACCTGGACTACGCGCTGCTTGCCGGCTGAGGCATCCCACCAACTGGCGCGGCAGCCTTCGTATTTCGAGCGGGATTTTTCGTCGAGTTTGGCGGTAATGAAGCTCTGTTCACCGGGGCGGTTATCATCCGTCACGGACAGCTTCACTTCCGGCAGTAGCTGGCCGGAGAGCGACTTGACTCGGCCGGCTTCGGCCAACACATAGAGTTCGTTAAACGGTTTGGTCACCGCACTATAGAGTCGGGCAAGGCGCGAAATGAACGCCATGTCGCTTTCGTTGGACTGGTCGATGTGCGCGATCGCAATCCCCTCCAGCGCTGGCGCCACTCGCGGTGAATAGCCGTGACGACTGACCAGTCGGCGAAACAGCGCGCCCAGGGTGGTCGGACCGTAACTGGCGGATCGACGCTGGCGGTAACCCGTTGCATCGACCACGCTGAAGGGCGCTGCGGTGGCTACGATCATCAAGCGCATGGGAAACAGCACCGGGGTCCGTTGGGTGACGACAAACTCGCCCTTCTCCACCAACCCCGATTCCAGGTAACCGACACGCAAGCCGATCTTGCCGTTCAGAGTGGGCAGGCCGTCCAGCCCCTCGATATTGAGGGTCAGCTCCAGCCGGTCAGTCTCAATGCCCGCAGCGTCAGTGTGGCTCCAGCGCATCAGGCGTTGATTGAGCAGCGCCGCGTTGGCGCCATAAAACTCGACGATAGGCGTAAATCCCTGTGCCATGCAGCCTCCTTAATCCCAGGCCAAAACGGGTCGCGCAGCACCTGACCGAGCGTGCAATTCCGGCACGATCACCCACACGCCGGCCGGTAGCACCGGGCCATATTCGGCAAGCTCGGGGTTCAGGCGCCAGAGGGTTTCTTCCGCTGCGTCATCGCAACGGCCCAACTCCCGATAAAGCAACAGATTGACCGAATCACCGGCGATACTTCGCACTCTACGCATTGACGAATTCCTCTAACTCCAGCGTCCAGGCCATGACCATAGCGGTGCCGTCATCGATCACATTGCTCTGGGTTTCCACCACCGAATTAATCCGCCACAAGCCCCAGTTACGGCCGATGCCGTCAACCAAAGGCAACGGCGCACGCGTGTTTTGCAGCGCGCGCAACTCGTCCAAGCGCTGCATGCCTACGCCGTACATGGCCGTGCCGCTGAATGTGAGTTTTTCCAGCTTCTGACCGCTCTGCCGCGACTGCGACTTGCTGGCAATAATCGCCAGGTCACTCCAGCCGCCGTCGCTGGCACGGATCAACGAGGAATAGGCAAATCCTCGGGACAAGCCAAAGATAAAGTCGCCGAGCACCATTTGTTGTCGCATCAGTCACCTCCTGGAGGATCGGCCAGTGCCGCGTTGCGTCGGATGCCCAGGCTGTCGGTGAGCATCGGCATGCATTGGAACTGCAGCGCCTGGATCACCTGGTTGACGACCTGCTGGGCATCGGCGGGGTTTACACCGGTGATCTGGATACTCGGGGCGAGGGTGACTTGCACGTTATCCGTGCGCGCCGCGTTGAGTTCCTTGCTCACCGCATTGGGTGCAGGCAGGCGATCACTTGAACTGAACAATTTGTCGCCCAGCCAGGCGCCCGCCTCACTGCCCAGCAAACCGCCAATTGCGCCACCGACAGCGGTGCCAACGCCGGGGAAAACCAGAGTGCCGATAGCGGCGCCTGCGGAGGCACCGGCCCAGGCACCACCGGCGGTGCTGAGGCCTGAGCCGACGGCTTTTACGTCACCATTGCGCACGCCTTGAACCACATTGACTGCAGCGTCGACGTACCGCAGCGGACCGAGACGGCGGGCGCCGACCGACTCCAGCCGGTTCATCGTGTCAGCCAGGCGGGAGGTTGTCGGCATTGGTACGCGGACAACATCTCCAGTGGAATGACTCAAAGGGCTGGACGATAAAGGTTGGGGAGTATTCGCACCCACTTGGCCGGGCATCGGAATCAAGCCTCGTTCCAACGCGTCAATTAACCCGACGCCCCTGCCTGGCGCCAGATTGCGCACGGCACTGCTCCCCAGCCGAGTGTCCGGCGAACTTGGGGAGACACGCTGAGTTGTTGCGCCGCCATGAAAGCCTAATCGTGGGGCTTCCAATACCTTGCTCACCTTCTCGAACAGGTTGCGCACCGTCGCGTTAAACCCACTGGTCGCTTTACTGGAGGTAGAGGTGTTCCTCAACCTCGCCAACCTTGGTCTACCCGAATTTTTGCGCCCGCTCGTGTACTTTGGTCCGAAGCGCTCGCGCCCACGTAGCGCCTCGCTGACGCCTGGGCAGCAACCGTCGCTCCCCTTGCTGGCGCCCTTGAACAACGCGCCAACGCCGGGAATTTTACCAAGCGTCACCTCAAGTGTTTTGTCTGAAACCTTGGTCCTGGCCGACTCCGCCAGGCCTTCACCCGACCACTTGAGCAACTGTGTGATCGAGGATTCGTCGGCAGACGCTTTTTCTTTCGGCGTGTTTTTCGCTTCACTGCCGGTGGAGCCGCCAGCCGTGCCCGCCAGTGCTGCGCTCGTAATGAACAATGTGCTGTTGAGCGTTTCCAGTGTTTCACGCAGCCGCACTTGCTCCAGGGTCAAGGCGTTGATATCCACACTGACGGTGATCAGCGCCGAGCTGAGTTCGGACTGCGGCTGCGGCGCCGCCTCCAGACTCAGAGGAGTGGCAAGGCTTGCGGAAAACGGCGCGAGCACACTACCAAGCTCCACATCGCCGATCATCCAGCGCTTGTCTTCCTGGGCGAGCCTGGTCTGATATTGAGTCTCTTGCATCCCGCTTACTCCTGTTTAACGCCAAGGCGAGTGATCGCGATGTCGTAGCGGCGCAATGCTTTGCCGGCGTCCCAGTCAAGGATCTCAGCCTCATTGACCGAATAAATCAGCGGCACCACATCGAGGATTACTTCGATGTCGCGCTCCGAAAGAAGTCCGCCGGTTTGTTTAAAAAATCGTCGATGTGCCCTTGCAGTTCGGTCCAGTCGGGCACGGTCAGGTTGGCGAGGTCGGGGATCATCAAGCCGGTGCAATGGGCGGTAATGAACTCGGCGCGCTCTTTGTTGGTGACGAGTTTTTTCATTACCTTGGTGGCACGCAGAGCGGGCATTTCCAAGGGCAGTTCAGTGAGCGTCCGACCGGCCGCGTCGAGAGGCAGCAACAATTGGACGGGCTGGTCGTGGGTTGCCGTCGCTTGCTCATCCAGAAAAAACGACGCAGGACGCGTCGACATCTCGTGTACGTATTGGGCGATGCTGACGTAGTCCGGGCGCTTGAGTTGGTCGAGCTCTTTTTCCGACAGGCCGGTGGCGAGTTTCGCCAGTTCGAAGAACTGGTCGTCCTCGTCGTCACCGGCCCGGGCCAGCGCTTCTTTTTGCGCGGCGTAGTACAGCGGTTTGAGTTGAACCTGCTGGATCGGCGCGCCTGTGTCGGCGGTGATCGGGGACAGCAGGCTATGCAGCGGAGGCATCCAGGCCATGGAGCAATTCCTTGGTTAAGTATGGGGGCGAGCACGCCCGCCCCCCGGGGGTTACGGCATCAGCACGGCGCGGCGCGCATCGCCGAGAATGTCGACACCGTTGAGCACGAATTTCTGAGTGCGCACGTCGATGTCGATCACCGGAATGCCGTTTTCCAAGCGGTTGTAGGTGCGGCAGGACAGCTCCAGGGTGGTGGTGGGTTTCTCGCCCATCTTCAGCGCGGCCTCGCCCAGGGACTTCAGCTTGCCGCCGACGGTGTGGTAGGTGAAATACGTCCTGCCGTCCTGGTCCTGGCCGGCTTCACGCACGTTCAGCAGGATGTCCTCGCCCAAGGTTACGCCCAGGGCTAGCATGATTTCCGGACCCGCGCCTTGCAGTTCCAAAGTGGCATTCAGCACCTTGGCGCTCTTGGCCATTTCTTCGCCGATAAAGCGTCCGCCGGTCATCGACTCCATGTCGAAATCGATCTTCGGCGGTGTGAACGAGTTGACCGTCGCGGACAACGGCAGGCCTTGAAGGGTGGCCGCAATGGCCTGTCTGACTCGGTTGGTAAACATTAGAGAACGTCCTCCAGGAACTGCTCGATGATTTCATCGCGGGCGTTGAGTTGATAAATCATGTGTTCGTTCGGCGCATAGCGGCCGTAATCGATGACGATGAACCAGGTGCCGTTCTTGTACTTCTCGACACTGTTGAGTTCCGGGTGCAGGTACACGCTGCCGCCGGGAATGGTTTCGTCGGCGACCAGGGTTTGCAGCCAGTCGTTGATGCGCTTGACCTCCTGGTCCATGAAGGACTTGGTGAGGTTCTTGGCCATGGCCTTTTGACCCGCCTTGACCAGCTTGCGGCTGATGGCGTCTTCCAGGCCGACGTAGCTGATGAACTTGCCGGTGATGGAGCGGTTACCCAGCAGCGAAAAACCGCCGAGGATGGTGCGGGCGTAGTAGCTCACGCCGTAACGGTTGAGCAGGTCGCCTTCGGTGGAGGTGTCGAGGATGTTGTACTCGACCACGCGGGAAACGTCCTCGGCGAACGTCACCTGATTACCCGGGCTTTCCCATTGCTTGACCTTGGCCAGCGCAGCGATCGCCAGGGACGACGGCGCAAGGAACACGTTTTTCTTCGCCGCCTTGGAGTACACCGACGGCATGTTGTGCACCAGCAGGCAACGGTCGAAACCGAGGTCGGCACCGCCCAGTTCGCCGCTGTAGGTCACCTGATCGGCGACACTTGCGTCCTTGCCATCCAGCACTACCCGGGCCTTGATGCGCCTGCCGAAGGCAGCGAACTCACCGGCCACGGCCTTGGTGCCGGTGAAGCCTGGAGCGCCGATGATGGTCAGGTCTTCCGGCACGCTGGCCAGTGCGGCCAGGCCCAGCTTGCGACCGGTGACCGGCTCGTTGCCGCCGATTACATTGTTGATAGTGTCCGCCGGGGTGGCGCCCTCTTCCACGATCACCACGTAGACTGGAACCTTGACCACTTTGAGGATCTGGTAGACCGCGTGGAACAGCGTGCCAGTCTCCGCACCAGTAGGGTCCAGCAGCGCCTGGGTGGTGAAACTGTTGATTCGGAACGGCGCGTTTTTCGGGATCGACGCATGGGCATTCGGCGCGGTGCCGACCAGGCCGATCACGTTGTCGCCGAGGCCACCCATGGCCTCGGGGGATTCGGTGGCATTCACAGTGATGCCGTTGTGCTCGAAGTTCAGAACCTCAGCCATGGTTAGTCAGCCTTCTTAGTAGTGGCCTTTTTGGCCGGGGTGACATTGAAGACGCTGGTCAGTTCCAGGCGGCCAGCGGTGCGCAGGGCGGATGCTTCCACGTCCAGCAGTTCCAGTTCCTCGCCGACGGTGGACCAGTGGCCACCTCCGGTTGGGAATGGGATGAGGACGGTGTAGGTTTGGCGGGTGGGCATGAGTGGAATTCTCCGAGTGGAAAACGCCAAAGCCCCTGCGGGAGGGGCTTTGGGGAGGCGAAAAAAAACCGCTTTCGCGGAGGGTTACTTTAGGAACTCCGGTTTAGGAGGCCATACAACGGCATCAGGATCGCTCCCTTGATCTGGAATATCTCGCAGGCCCTGACGGTACGCCAAGAACACAGCTTTATTTTTATCCAACATTGGATAGTCGGGCATCGCCGCATAATCACTGGCAGACAAATCCTGATCACGAGCACTACGAATGACTTGCCACTTAATGAGTGGGTGAAGTTCGGCAGGCACAAAAATTGGTTTCATAGTCTCTCCTTAGCTCAACGCCAACATAGTTCCCCAGTCGCCTGGACTGGTAACAACACCTGTGCACGCGCCTGCCAACATCACTTCGACAATGCCGGAAGCAGAAGTCCGCATTGGATGAAGGTGGTAATAGGCGCCAAACAGTTCACTGGGCGCAACCACCGTCGAGCACCAGCGCCACTTGCCTTTTTCTGCACCGACACTCCAAGCGCCAGTAATTGAACCCTCCAAGACACGGACGAAAGCGCCCAATGTAATATAGGAGTTGAGTGGAACCGCGCCCGTTCCATTAGCAAGCGCCGTATCAACCGTATAAGGGAAAGCGAGCCAAGGAGCAGCGTCGGCGGTTGCCCACTTCAATTGCCACACGTTTACAATAGTTCGAAAGTACTCACTGGCTCTGATATTGAAGCCGGGGAATTGTTCGCGCACGTCTGCCTGGACCTGCAGCAGAAAATCCACATCTGCCTGCGGACGACCTGTAGCTTGAGAGGCAGTGGTGATTGAACGAAGCTTGTTACATGCCACCTCGCCATGAATCCCCCAGTTATCGATCAACTTTCCATCGGCGCTGGGGTACAAATTGAAATTTTTAGTCACCGCAAGCCTGGGCAAACGGCTTTTCAAATCTAAAAGCTGTGCATCGTAGGCGCGCCGAGCATCCGCAATCGCCTTATCAATCTCACCGACCTTTCCAGTGATTACATTGGTAAGACTATTCGCCGCACTGACGACGGCAGCCAGCTGCTGTTCTGTACTCAAAATACGATCTCCTTATCTGTTTTGATCACTCAGAAAAACTTAATTAACCACTACAAAAAATTCACTGCTAAAAAGTACTACCCTTACGCTCAAGTACCATTACTCGAAATAAGAGCCCGACCCCTCTGGCCATATTGTCGACACTCGCGGCAGAGAGAGCCGCCAACTCATCGACCAACAACACATTAAGATTTTCACTCCCTACCACAATTGTCACGCTATCCGCCGGCAACGGCGAAACATCCAACGTAAACTTTTGCAGTACCCGAGCTGCCGCCGCTTTATACGTCAGCAACTTCCCCGCCACGGAATACACCGCCAGCAAAGTCCCACTGGCGAGGTAAAAACCAAACTCGCCAATTTCATACTCAGCCTCGCCATCAAACAGCGCGGCCATCCTGAGTTGGCGGTCGCCCAGGTCTTCGTAATCCACAATGGCGGCCCGCTGGCGCTCATCGCGCAAGGCCAGCTCTGTGCCCTCAGGGTTGTAGCGGCCGGTACCGGCGCCGATGTGCGTGATTTCGCCTTTCAAACCCTGGTTTTTGGCCTGCAGCACTTCATCCAAACCCTTGGAGGTGAAGCGCACCAGGCGCGTAATGTCATCTGTCATGGCTGCGCCCTAAGGTCGTAGTCGTTAATGGTGTAGTGCTGGGCGACGCCTGCACTGTTTAGTCGAGCAACCAATGCCAATTCAGGTAGTGCACCTCGCAGGCTTAACTCGCTGTCGCTGAACGGGGCGTGAACAAACGCGGTCAAGGCAAGTCGACCTTGCGTCTCATGCACTACGGTGATCGTGGCTCGATCCCGCTCACTCTGAGCCGCATTGATACGGCGAATCAGCCGATTGTGATCACCACTGGACCAACTGCGCCCGATGATCGCCTGCACATCAAAGGTGTAAGGCACGCCCAATGGCCGCTGCTGATACCAGGCGCTGATGTTGGGGGTGAAACCCAGCGATTCCACCGCGTGGTTCAACGATTTTGGTGTGCCCGCCTGGCGCTGAATCTGCCAGGACAAGGCCACGGTGAGACGTTTTTCGGTCTCGCTGGCGTCTGCATCCCATTCGCTGACGCCACGGTCGGCGGCCAAGTAAGGAAGAAATTCGGTGGGCGTCTGCAGCGGATTCATCAAGGCAGGAAAAGGTGGTACAACCCGCTCCAGCAACGTCCCAAACCCCAAATCCAAGGCCTTTTCCAGTGGTGAGCTGTTGGCGGGCAACAAACTCGCTTTGGGTTCACTCATAGCGTGCGCACCTCCACCTCGACGCCCGTGCAATATGGGGCCTGGAATGCCGTGCTGATGATCGGCGCCAGCGGCTCGAGGATCTGCAGTTGCGCGGCGCCAGCGCTGTGGATCGCATAGTCGATCCAACTTGGGTCCACACGGCCTTCCAGGCGATGGCAGGACTCTGCGTAGTCTTGCAGCAGTTTCTGCGCAGCGACTTGAGTGAGTCCGGAATCCGGACCGGCGTTGATCTTCGCGATCACGCGGATTTTGTAAGGCAGGATTTGCGCAGCTTGCACGCTGACCAGATCGGTCTCTGGTCGTACATCCGGCCGTGCGAAATGTCGGCGAACACCGTCAAGCAAATTGGCGGAAGGTGCTCCGTCGCCGTCCCTGGAAAGCACGGTCACCATCACTTCGCCGGGCGCGGTTCGTCGACCGTTGCCGTCCTTGACCTGGGCGGCGTAGCCGTCCGGATCGAAGGTGTAGCTGACAGTCACCACGCCTGGCGTGGCGCTTTGCACCTTGACCGACGGCCGCTCGCCAAGGGTGAAGACTTCGCGGCGATACTGCATACGCGAACCCGCCGCCGGCGCATGGGGTGCCAGGTAATAACGCAGCCGCGCGTCGTCATCGCTCTCCAATGTCGGCGGTACAGGCGGGAAAGCCGCCGGATCACCGGGGTCGAGCACTTGGCGCTCCAGGCCCATATCGGCCAGGCGTGCATCCAGGTTACTGCCGGTGGCCCACCACGCCAGCATCTGCTTGATGCGGGCGTTGTACTTGCGTTCGTGGGTTTGCAGGCGCACGCAAAAAGCTTCCAGGGCCAGGGTCAGCAGCTCGCTTTCGTTGTCGAGGCTGACCTTGAGTTTGGCCGCGCTTTGCGGCGCGCGGGTGGCGACGTAATCGACGACAAACGCCTTGAATTCCGCCAGCAGCGGTTCGAATTCATCGACCGCGATAATCGCCGGCTCCGCCAGTTGGTTCTGGCCTGGGATCAGCATGCTCATGTCACGACCTCGAAGGATTGTTGGCGGTTTTTCCAGGTGCCGGCAAAACGCAGCAATAAACCGGCGCCCTGGCGGGTGGCGACGATGACCTGGGGTTGAAAGTCGGCAATGCCGTTCTGGGTGTTATAGAAGGCTTGCGCGGCATGGCTTTGAGCAAGGATCAGCAGGTCGTCGCCGAGGTTCTGGCCGAGCAGTTGCGGGATCATCGAGCCGTACATCGGGCGCTTCTGACGAGTGCCTAAGGGGGTGGTCAGCGCTCGGGTGGCACGCTGTACGAATTGCAGCCAGTCATCGACGGCTGCCCCCGTGTTCCTATCGATTCCGATCATGGCAACTCCTTATGCGCGGCTGATCACGCGCCCCTGGTGATCCACCACCGGGCCGCTCAAATGCACGCCGGCGGCATCCAGCGAGAGGCCGGTGGCGCCGAGTTGCAGGGTGATGCTCTGGGCACTCATGGTCAGGCTGGCAGCGCCGACCTTGATGTCGACCTGTTCGCGAGAACCGCTGAACGTGGTTGGGCCGTTAATCCAGTTGAAGGTGTGGCTGGCGTCGTCGTAGTCGCTTTGGGTGCCATCCTGATGGCGCCGCCGGGTCAGCGAGGCCACGCTGGACACCGGTGGAAACAGACTACTGTTCAGTCCGAACAGTGCCACAGACTGCGTGCCCCCTTCCCCACCGCCGTAGTTGAGCAGCAGGCATTGTTCGCCCACCGATGGAATACGGGTTTCGGTCTGCGCACCGGCACTGGGGTTGAAGAATCGAATCGCCGGGGTAAGCAACTCACCATGGCTGACCTTGCAGGTATTGCTGGCAGCGTCGACCTCCTGGCACACGCCAATGCGGCAGAAACTTTCCGCGCGTCGATACAAGTCTTCGAGCTGGGCTTCCATTTCCGCCAGGCGCTCGACAATCGGCCCCAGTTGCATGCGTAACAATGCGTCGAACATGGACTACTCCTGCAGGGGCCGATATTGATCCGGATCGTCGATGTCCGAGACTTCCCAGGTGCGGGCAAACAGCGGCGTACCTGTGGGATCTTGGAGCAACGACGGGCCGAGATAGAGGGTTTGGGTGAAGGAAACGACCCAGGTGTCGTAGTCCGTTTCGGCACTGGAAAATCCGGAAGGCGCCGCAACGATGGACGTGGGTAAATCGCACTGATCCGGCGGCAGGCCCCAGCGGTTATCCAGGGCCAGGTCCATCAATTGGCTGGCCAGGTCGCACGCGTCAAAGGGTGCCGCGCCGCTGGCGACCGTAGCCTTGAGTGAAACCGACAAAACATGCGCCTTGCGCCCTTCAGGGGAACGAACCCCGGGACCGTTACGCTCCATGCTGATCAGCACGCCGGTGTGATCCCCGGCGCCGGCAAAGTCCTGGTGGTTGCCTACCTGTAATTGTGGGAAGGCACGCTTCAGCGCGTCCTCAATCGCTACAGGCAGTTGGGATGGTTTTTCGATATGTGTCATCAGTTGCGTCCTTGCAGCAGTTACTGCTGATCCGGTCGGGACGTCGGCGCTTCGTTGACCCCGATGCGCTTGGCCGCCCAGCGTTCATAAAGGCCGATGGCGACGTCTGCGCCGGCCATGGCGGTCAGGCAGCCAATGGCGCCGGCGGTCCAGATCGACATGCCGGCGGCGTAGCACAGCATCAATGCCGAGACCCCGCAGACCATGCATGCCCCGGACCGTAGGGCCAGGCGCCGGACCAGCGACCAACCGCGGGCGCCCTCCTTGTCGGCGCGCCACATTTCGCCGGATACGCCGCCGATCAGGGCCAGTGCGATCACCAGCCAGATAGGCATTTCCGCTAACGCTTGCTGCTCGTTTGTCATGTCACGCCTCCTGGCTGAGCAATGCCGGCGAAGGGCCGGCTTTCGGGTAAATCCATTTATAGGTAGGCATTCCAAAAAGCCCGGTTGCCCGGGCTTTTCAGTAATGCGGTCCAGCTTCGATCTTTCGGCGCTACTGGCGCGGTACGGATCTTTCCTCAATGTTTTTCCGACCACGATCCCTGTCTGCCGGATAACTGCTTCTGGTGCTTTACGCTGCACACCCGGGTCAGTTGCCAACCCTCTGAACCGTTAAGGCCGGTTCATCGCTGCCTGTTCTTGCAAAGCTGTGAAACTAAAGAGCGTCGGCATCCTTGCCGGTGTTGCCTGGCATCCCTGCCATCGCTCTGATGGCGTCCTTGCCGATGTTGCGTGCCTTCCTTGTCTTCCTTGGCAGCATCCTTGCCGCCTCCACCAGGCCTTGTTGGCTGGCTTGAGATGAAGAATATGCATGTATGCATATACAGTCAATGCACAAATGCATTTATTTTCGACATACTCATGCATGGATGCATTTCCGACCTTACGGGTAAAGGGTTTGACGATTTTCTAGAGACGAAAAAAAGCCCGCTCGATGGCGGGCTTTCTCTTACACAAGAAGGTTAACGGGCGTACATCCCCCACCAGAACACATGGCCAAGGATGCTGATCTGCTCATCCTGAATATCCTGGAAGCTGTAGTCCTCATCCGGGTGTTCATCGCGATTGAAACTACGCAGGCGAATCCCGGAAGGCAGGCGATAGAGCTGTTTCACCCGCAACTGGCCGTTGTGATTGATGGCATACAAGTCGCCATCGACGATGTCGCCGATGCCACTTTTGCCAGCATTCACGCCGACCGTCGCGCCGTCGCGCAGTACCGGCAACATACTGTTGCCGCGCACCGTCACACACTTGGCCTGGTCGAACTGCACACCGTTATGCCGCAGGCTGCGCTTTCCAAAACGCAGGCTGGCCTTCTCGCTTTCCTCGATGACGAATCTTCCTGATCCAGCAGCCAATTCAACCTCGCGCAGAAAGGGGATCGACACCTCGTCATCATTAACTGGGGTGTCGTCGTCCCACAGGCTTATATCCTTGAGTTCCGAATGCATCGGGTCGCGCCCGTCATCGCGCAAAGCCCCCACTGCTGCGCGCCCGCGCAGTTGGTCGGTGCTGACGCGGAAGTACTCGGCGATGCGCGAGATGTGTTTATCCGACGGATCAACGATCTTGCCGCTGAGGATCCGGGACAACGTGGATTGAGGCACGCCAGTACGCCGGTGAAGCTCCGTAGGGGAGATCCGGTCGCGGTCCAGCAGCTCTCTCAAGACGATAGAAACGTTGCGTTTTTGCATAGCGGGGATAGTGAAGGGAGTTTTCGAGGTTGGCAAATGCTAATTTGCATAATCCATGCATTAATAATGCACTTGCCATGCCTGCGTCGCCTTCAACCTTGCGTGCTAACCTTGCCGCCATCACAAAACATGCCGGGCCAAGAGCCCCCTTTAGCCCATTTGAAGCGGTATGCGGAAAACCAAGAATGACCCAATGGCGAAATCAGAGCTTCTGGGGCAAGGCATGGATCTATGCTCTGCTGGCACTCTTCATGATAATTTCCGATGGCTCAGATCTTAGCTCGCTGGGCGACGGGGGCTCATCCAATCGCAAGCGCGTCTTCAGCCCGGGATTTATTGTGCTATGCGTTTTCGTCGCAGTGATTGAATTGACAGCGCTGAACCATTTTTATGGGGCAAACGCATGAGTCAGGCGCTGTAGTACAACGTTAAAGCCGCCCCAATCAAGTAAGGCTGCTCGGCCCCTGCAACGAAGCCTTGCGCATTTAAATTAATGCACCACCCCCTTTGCGTTTTACCTATCCGCTTGCGACCTGCGAAGGGCCGACCTCGCGTGTTAACCTTGCGGCCATTGCAAAATCAGCAGGGCCGAGCGCCCCACCTTTGCCCCACTCCTTTCAACGAATTTGCCTATTATCCAATGAGTAAAAACACGTCCGATCTGTCCTCTCACACCCCGATGATGCAGCAGTATGGGCTTAAGAGGTGCGCAGGCCTTGCGGTGCGTACCTTTCAGCGACGCTATGTCTAAAACTCTACCGTCATTTATGAGGCTTTACGCCCAATGATTGCGCAGTGGGTTGAGGTAGTTTTAGACAGCAAATCCCCCGTTACCGATCTTGATTGGCGTGTGGCATGATAGCTTTTTGACTACATTCAAAGCAGGGAGAGCCGCACAATGCTTACTGACCAGCAGATCGATGACGCAATAAAAGCAGCGCCACATTCACCAGGCGAGAGCCGACTGCATGAACACCGTGACTGCGTGCGCTTTGCTTATGAATGGCTTGATGCACAAACAAAAACTAAGGGCTTGCAAAAAAAGCCATATGACTTAAAGCATCTGATTCAGCGGTGGGCTGGCCGGTATGTCTCCAGTTCCGACGTAGAGGTCGCTGCGCACCTGCATCCTGACATTCGCGGCCAATATCCTTATTTTAATATCAGCTCAAAACTCACAAGCCCATCAATAAGCCGAATATCGAATCTCGGCGAAACATACACCCAGACCAAAGGCGAACATCACGACTTGGCTAGATACTCTCGAACCGAGAAAGTCAGCGCGTAATAGCCCTGACGTAAGCCTGGCACGCCCGCAGTGCGATCACGGCGTTATCCCCGTCGTCGGTGATGGCGATTCTTGAGCTGGTCCTCAATAGGTCTGTCGCTGTGAGCGGATCAGACCAATTGATAAATAATTTCTTTCTTTCCTTGAGTTGCTTTCTTTCTGTGAGCCGGCTTCTTGCTTGGACTATTTACGGGCTCGAAAAATGGTGACCAGTGACCTTCAAGGAAAGCCTCATAACGCTTCATGCTGTACATCACTCGCCCATCGACCTTTCTCCAGATATCCGCGGGGATTGCTCCGGTATAACGCCTTCCTTCTAGGGATCGCCGTGTCACACCCAATAGCTCGGCCATCATGCTTTCGGTGACCTTGTCCCAGTTGTCTGTTATCTCGACGAGGCTGGGCGTAGGCTCTAGAGGTAGTTGATTATCAGGGTCAGCGATACCAACCTTGTCGAGGAGTGTTTGCCGAACGACTTTGGGCACGCCGTCACCACCTAGAATGAATGGGAACCCATTTGCGCGCAGCCATCGAGCCTGGATAGCCGAGTGCTTACTAGCAGTAAGCTCCGCAAGGTCTTGAGAGCTGATAAACATCGATTCCAAATGACCAGCCATAAGTATCGTTCCTCCATCGCTAGCGGCCCCAAGGCGTTTGGAGTGGTGCTTACCAGCGCGACTATTTCGGGCATAGTACTCTGTGCCCCTGGTTTTGCAGGCGCTACAGTAATTTTATGGATCATAGATCGGTCATGCCGCATTGCATGGTCAGCTGACAGGAGGCCAGCGTGGAAAAGCTCACAGATTCCGTCACAAAGCGCATAGGTATTGTTCTGTTGCTCGTCGGCATGATTATCCTATCGATTGGTCTTTACGATATGGGTGGGCGCTACCTGAGCTCATCGCGCTTTTTCGAACGCTGGCTAGACGTGATCTGTTGGAATAAGTACCGCATTAGGGAATATCCTGCGGTCTTTTATGGAAGCTACCTGGTGATAATTGGGATTTTCTTGTCAGTCCTGTATGACAGGGTAACCGGCCGGCTCGTGCAGTGGATTTTGACTGGCCGAGCTAAACGGGATTCCTGACGATGCCTCTCACCAAACCCAACCAGCAACTGCGCCGCGACCTGAAAGAGGCTGCAGCACTGCTCAAATGGGCGGGCGTGGACTTGTATGTCGTCTCCAAGCGAATGATGGCTGCTGGCGACGAGCAAGGCGCCATGGAGCTGATGAAGATCGCAATGAGCTTTCAGTTGACCGAGGACAATCTGGCGGGTTATGCGGATGAGGTGAAGGCGGGCCAAATAACACGTGCCCGCCAGGTGTAGATGGAGCAAAATCGGATTTGTAAGATATTCGCCATGGATGAAACGCCTGGATCAAACCTATAATCGACTCATGAAAAAGCTCAATACCTACACACTCAGGATTAAGGGTTCTCACCCGAACAAGCTCCCGCTTGATCGGCTGGCACTCTATTTGGCCGAATTGGCCAAACTCATGGGTGAGAAAGAGCTTGTCCACTTGGACAGGGTTGCCGTCGGAAGCGCAGCCCTACGTGCATGGGCTGAGCCTGAAGCCGCTCCAGCCGTATCTGAACGTGTATCGTTAGCTGTAAGTAACAGCGATGATGCCGACCAAGAAGCCACCAAGGCATTATCAAGAATCAACGAACTGCTAAGTCAGGACGGTAAAAAAGGCGAGCTTAAGAATCCGTCAGGAGCTGTGATTTACCCTTTTCCTGGTAACCAAAAGATCAGGCCCGATAAAGAGCTCGTCATTGATCAGGAAAGTACAGTCACCGGCCGTGTAATCAAAATCGGCGGGCGCGACGACACCATTCCCCTGCTGCTTAAAGACTCAGACGGCACGGAATATCGCTGCACAGTGAAAGGCGAAGATCTCGCCAGGGAAATATCCTCGCACTACCTAGGAGACCCCATCGAGGTCACCGGGAAGGGAAGATGGCGGCGCACGCATGAAGGGCGATGGATTCTTGAGAATCTGATCGTTACCGCTTGGACAGCGCTCTCAACGGATTGGGATGCTGCATATGATCTCATGGGCAAACTAGCTTCCGGCTGGAGAGATGTTGCTGATATTGAAGAGCGATGCGCTGAAATAAGAAAGGGGCATTAATTGGTAATCTGGGACACCAACATCCTCGCGCTTTACTTCAGCAACAGACTTTCTCCAGATGATCACCTCAGAGTTAAAGGTTTGGTCGCTGAGCTAGCGCGTAAACGTGAAGCTATCGGAATCCCTGCTCAGGTTTGGGCTGAATTCCTAGAGGCGGCCACCGAAAACGAGGCCGCCCAAAGTATTGCCCTATTCAAGACAAATGCCTTCAAGCTTTTGAGCTACGACATGCGCGCCGCGATAGAAACATCGCAGGTCGCTAGACGCGGGCAAGCAGCCAGAAAAGCCAGTACAACAAAAGACCGCGGGCGCCAGGCGGTTAAAGTTGACTGGCAGATTATTGCTATAGCTATCGTGAACAATGCTCGATTGGTTCTTACCAATGATCAGCCGATGCTCACCGAGTGCGGAAGGCATAATGTAAAAGGCTTAGCGATAAGCGATCTTGATATACCTGACGGATTACGCCAGCACCCAATACCTTTTGAGTAATCAAGCCCGGCCCAGCGCCGGGCTTCTTGTTTACGGTGTGCGCCGACTACGCCATGTAGTAAAACGCACACACTAAAAATCAGGAAAATTATTTTTTACCACTTGATACTGGCTTTAACTTCTCGCCGGAATATCTCTCAGCAATTATAAATGGTGTAAGTACTGTATCCGGCTCAAAAACCCTAGCTTTGATAGCACCTACCGCAAGTAGTGAGTTCTGGAGCGTAGCATCACTAATATCAGCTAATGTTGGTAGCGCTACACTTAGCTTTTGAGAGTCCATTCCAATCTTCAAAACGGTAATTCTTCCAGATAGAAGACCTGCTTTAGCCGCTGCCGAAATTGCAAAAAGGCTGCCTAGATCAATATTCGCTTTAGCAGTCTTCACATCTGCAATAATCCTAACACCGACTCCAACCCTAGTCATACGTTTATTACTTCCCATACTATCTGTATATTTTGCATAATCCATAATAACTTGGTATGTACCAGCACTTGCAGACATTTTCGCAGAAGCAAAACCTGCGCTAGTCTCACTGTCAATCTTTAGAACAGAGATCGTTTGCATTTCCAAGGGAAGTCGTTTGTTAACCTCCGAATTCGAAAGCTCTCTCCAAAAAATCCTTTTCACGCCTTTTGATCCAGTCTCTTCAATCCACTCTGAGCTTTCCGGAGACACCGATACAAAATCTGGAGGCTGGACGCTTCTGTCCGCATCGCTGTCATTATCAACCTTTGTAGCGCACCCGCTTAAAAAAACCGCAAAAACCGCTAGAGCAATTTTCACATTCATGGTTTTCTCCATAGCTTGCTAATTATATGAGGTTGCCAACTTACCGCTCAGTCAGAATAGACGCGATTTTTTGAATATTTGAAAACCGTTAGAATCTTTCTGAAATAATAGAGCCGTCGGTCAAATGTTTTTTGTCTGAGCTCCTCAATCCGCGCTTTCTAACAACACCCAATTCTGAAACTCACTGCTATCCTTTATCGCTTCCTAGAAAGGAATCGACATAATGAAAGCTGACGAATACTCTCTTCCCGACACCCTGGAACGAATCTACCAGAACCAGCTTTCCCTCGAGGCTGCACTGATGGAGCTGACGCTGCTCGTCGAAAGCCAAGGTAACGCCGAGGCCGGTGATAACGTACGTGGAGCCCTGCACACCATTGGTGAGAACGCCGGACATATCAAACAGGGCTTGGCACGGCTGAGGCAAAAGCCTGGTGCATAGTAAAAAAATAGAGGACGTTATGAACGAGGAATCTGAGGTAATTTACGTTGCAGATCTGGCGAGAATCCTGGGCCGAACTGAGGTATCAGTTAGAGAGGGAATTCGCCGCCAAGCTTCTTGGTTGCCCAAGGGCTTCAGAATGGGGGTCAAGCATTGCTGGCTAAGAGCAGATGTGATGCAGTTCCTACTCGATTATAGGGATGGCAAGATCCAGACCAAGCCCACAAGGGTTGGCAGGAAACGGCAGGTGCCGCCCACCTTGAAAAGTATCGGCCGTTGATCGGCTGGCCATCTCGTCCACCAAGGTGATGCTAGGATTTAACTCTGACGCGACCTCTTTCCAAATACCCGACATGGCGCTCGCTGCGCACATCGACGAGGTCGCGCCTCACCTTTGGATACGGAGCGAATGAGCAAACTTACAATCCAGCCACGATTTCTAAGAGCTCATCAAGCACCTGGTTATCTGGGAATGTGCCGGGATGTCTTTAACAAGACCGTGCGACCCTATGTACATGAATTTCCGATAGGTAAGCAGGGCGTTGGCTTCGACCGCATAGAGCTCGACCAATGGGCAGATACGCACATCGCAGCGTATTCGGTCCACAAGAGAACAAATACAGAATCCCCGCCGCCTCCAATCGACAATCAGCAATCAAAGCGCAAAAAGCGGGGCCCAATTACGACCGATTTGAACGAAAGCGTATCCGCCCATAGGCAGCAAACCTCAGACGAATTCTATAGAGTGCTGGAAAGCATTCGGGGTAAGCCTGCGGCAAAGAATGATCGCAAGTGTATGCCTGCGAAAAAATAAAGATCGTTTATTACCGACTACTGTCGTCTACCTCGGTGGAGACAAAACATGACCATGACACATACCATTGATCGATTCCTTCGTCTCGCCGAGGTGCTACACGTCACTGGTCTGGGTCGCAATACGATATATCGAAGGATCAGAGAAGGAACCTTCCCCAGACAAACCCGAATCGGCGCTAATTCAGTTGCTTGGCGGCAATCAGAAATAGATAAATGGATGCTGGCCCCCTTACCGTTGACGGATGTGTAGGCCGGCGCGACCACCTGTTCAGGGAAACCCAGCGGCTGCTGATGGAGCGGAAGCGGGAACAACAGTCCTTACATATGCCTGGCACGCCCGCAGAGCAATCAGTCCTTGGTCACCGTCACCGGTGATGGCGAGAATTCGTTGAGCATGCGCCGGGTCAAGTTGGGCTCGACGGGCTGCATGAACCACGCCGCCGGCGCCGGTGGAGGCAGGCACGTTGCAGCCTCTGGTTGGATCCTCGGCGAGAAGGACTGACAGCCGGACACCATCGGTAGCAAGACGGTCACGCAGGAGAGCCTGGTTGCGCTGGGCATCGGATGATTCCTTGATGTGTTGTTGGTTCTTAGACAGCAAACCACCCTCCCCGGCATCCTGCCGATGAACACAAACTCAGGACATCTTCGGCCCAGATCGCGGTCTACGCCCTGATTGAATCCCAATAAGACCACATAGTGCGTAAGGCTAACTCCGTCTGATATCATGACGGAATGATGACACGCACTACAGATTGTGCACCGAGATAAATAAAACGAAGGGAACGTCGTATGTACATAATCGGGCTTATCCTTTCTTTCAAAATAGCGCTTCTAATCTCAATTTTTCTTGTAGCGGCGAAATTGTGTAAGGAAGCCAAATCTTTTAGAGAATGCGGATTGACTGACTCCCATATAAAGAGATTTTATAAGGAAAATTTGGCCTCATCCTCTTCGACAGTGGGCCAACTCACCTTTATCCTTGGCTCATTGCTCTCTTTGATTTCCATGGCAACGATCTGGGTTGTTGATTGACTCTTAACGCTGAGGAACGAGTGCCATGACGTATGCCTGGCAAGCTCGTAGCGCGTTAATCCTTGGGCGCCGGGGTCGGCAGGCACGTTGCAGCCACTGGCTGAATCCTAGGGGAGGACTGACAACCGCAGATCAGAAGTGGCAAGGCTTCCGCAGAGGCTGCGCTCGCAAAAGCACTTGAGCGAATATCAGCCATTAACGATCAGGCGCCCTATAATTTTAGCTTTCGCCCCATTGATCTTATTATCGGCCAGCGTGATCACCTGCTAATTGAGAATCAGCGGCTACTGATGTGGTTGGCCGCGCGCGGGGGCCCAGAGCGCTAGCGTGTGGCGTCCATTCCGCATTCAAGTCGAAGACCCGCATCCCCCCAAAAAAACGTTACCGTGGCCGCCGCAGTCACGAATCTGTATTCTGGCCGGCTGCCGGTTGGGTCTCCTAATCAGCAATGGACGAGCATGAAAAGGACGATCCTAAAAAATGATTTCAGAAAATAAAATTCAATATGTATCCATTCAGATTGTAAGAGGCATAGCTGCCTTACTAATCGTCTTATTTCACTCGCATATCGCTGTAGATATGATGCCTGGCGATCATAAGGTCAACATACCATTTGCGTATAGTCGCGGTCATTGGGCTGTTTACCTGTTTTTTGTCGTCAGCGGATTCATCATCACTCACGTCACATCTGGCGAAAAATTCAAAATCCGTCCGTTCCTAGCGAAGCGGATTATCAGGATATACCCAATATGGTGGCTGTCATTTATATTTGCCCTGATGGGTCTGTACATCTTCAACGTTTCTTTTGCATATGGCACTCCATTTGATATGGAGTCGTACATAAAGTCGTTCTTATTGCTTCCAAGCGTCGTAAAACCAATAAACTCGGTGGGATGGACTTTAATTTACGAGGTTCTGTTCTATCTGGTTTCAGCTCTTGTGCTGATTCGATACAACCACAAAATTCTCATGCTAACTATTCTTTCGCTATTTGGTATCGGAGCAATCCTGTATTCAATTTCTCCGAGTCATACGTGGCTCGTAAACCCGCTTGGGCACCACCTCTTTTCACAGTTTCAGCTTCTGTTTGCCACTGGAATAGCCCTATACCTCTATCAAGACAAACTTTCCTGGATTCACCCGGCAATGGCGCTAATCCTTTCCATGGCAACTTTGGCAAGTGTCATTTATGCGCCTTCGGCAGCTTTAGGTAATGGAGAGCTTTATTTCGTAGTATTTGGTGTTTCGCTAGCATCTAGCTTACTGATAGTTTCCCTATTAAACAGCGAAAAACGGGGCTGGCTACGAAGCCAAAACAAGGCTATTGCAAACCCGGTTTCCATCATGAACGCGATCGGTAACTGCTCATTCAGCCTGTATTTGTTCCACTGGGGGATTTTTACAATCGTGGGTTCTAAGGCAACACAGGCATATCTAGGCCTGCCAGCATGGAGTGTGGAGCTCTGGCGATTCGGATGGATAGCCGTTTCGATTGCCATAGCCCTGCTCATGTACCGATTCTTTGAATCCCCTATTTCTCGTCACGGCGGACGAATTATCCGTAACAGCCGCCTATTCTCGTAGACTTTGAGCAAAATCGGGTTCATGCCAGCACGTTTTTTGCCCGCGCCCACAATTGCAGGCGATCTTCCAGGCCATTGAGTCCACCGTTAATGCGGCGGGTGATCTTCGTGAACTCACCCTGATCCGCCAGCGTGTTCAGGCCTTTCATAGACCAGAACCAAGCCGCCGACATCGCGGCGTACTGCGGCTGCTCCAGCAGTGCGGGTTGATTGACCAGGTCCAAGCCCAGCGCTTCACCGCACGCCCCGTAGTTCGCCCGGCCGGTGATCTGGATTAGGCCCCGGCCTCTGTACTTGGAGCCATCGCCCGGCACAGTGTTCCCCAGGTCGGCACGACCCTCGTAGCCGGCCTGTTGCGCGGTGGGGCCCCAGATCTCGCGCACGTAGCGCAACTGGCCCGACTCATGACCGACCTGGGCGATGAACGCAGCCATCCGAAGCTTGGTGTTGATCTGGTACCGGTCCATGGCCAGGTTAAGCGCAGATACAAAAACGCCGGCATTGCGGCCGGCGTTTGGGGTGATCTGCAGCAGTTGCTGTTCGGTGATAGGCATATCAGATCGCCTTGTAGAAGTTGATTTTCGTGGTCATTCCTACAGGCTCGCCGTCGGTTCCTGCATCGTCCGGCTGCACCTTGAAGCCCAGGCGGATCACGAAGGCTCGGGTGTCACTCCATTGATGAACGAGGTAGAAACCATACCAGTGCTTGCCGCCATTCTCGGTGGTCACGAACTGCCAGCCAGCCTCGCCAGGGTGATCCCGAACGGTGTAGTCGCCGATATGAGTGACCGTGCTGCCCTTGATCGGCGCCTGCCACAGCTTGACGAACCGCATGTTGTTGACCGGGTTACGCACCGCAGCCCACCACCACATCGCCATGAACGAATCAACCTTCCAGCCGAATGGCGTGTTCTCAGCCCACCATCCGCGTCGATCACCCTGAAGGCCATCATAGTCATTCCCGAACAGCCAGGCCCAGCGCGGCAAATTCACGATAGGCCGACCGTCACTTTTGCTGAAGTCGTCAACCCGAAAGGGAATAGCGATTGCCACAATAAACAGCCCGATCAGGTCTGTGACGATATTGCAGGCGAGCAGAAACACCCACTGGAATATGGCCTTGGCTACATTGAGCATGGTTTTCTCCAGGCGATAAAAAACCCGCCGAGGCGGGCTGTGCTGTTTGCGCTTACTGCGATACAGGAGGTTCCGGCCAGTCCGGGCTGTCTACCGTGAGATCAACAAGCTTGAGCGCCCTGTAATACGCTTGCCAAGCCTTGGCAATAACCGTCTCATCATCCGTTGCATCGCCAAGCTGTAATGAGACCAGCACTGGAGCCATCTTGCTGGATGCGTCATAAAGCAGATTTGCCTGCTGAATAAGGTTTCTTGTCCTGATTTGTTCAGGAGTCGGTGGCGGTGGATCAGACGCCATAGGCAACCCATCCGGACCTTTTACGATAATCTTCCCCTCATCAGATTGTGCACGGATCAACAGCATTCTAAGCTCGCTCGTAATCTCTACGGCGTCTTCGGGGATGACATTAATCATATCATCGTAAAAACCCAAAGTTATGTACGAATAGAAAATAGCCATGTGCTAGAACCCTATAGAAAACCAAGAAATAAACTGAGATGCTGAACCAGTAGTAACGTTTACATCGTTTGTAATTACAATTTGCGAGTTTGATAGAGCGTTAGCGTATGCAGAGTAGTTCCCGTTAGTTGTGGCAGCGTTCATGTTTATTGTTGCAAGAGAAGCCAGTACAGCGGACGGAAACACAACGGGATAATTAATCGTTGCGCTGCCCTCTGATGCCACCGACATTCTACCCCACTGAAATATAAGGCCTCCTAACCAAGAAGGAAGAATCAAATATCCATTTGTTGAAAAGATATAAGAGACGCCGAACTTGAGTTTTTTGGGTGTTACGATGGTTGCGTCGTCAGTCCCAGAGTTAACGGCGGATTGGGTAGCTACTTTCGCAAACCCGAACAGTGCTTCAGTTGCCGCAGTAACGCCGGACGTCGCCCAAGCAATAAGCTTCTGTGGTGTTATCGCCGTTGTGTCATTCGAGCCTGCATTTGTTTGCGGCTGAGAGGCAACTCTTAACGCCCCAAGATTCGACTCAGTAGCCTGACCAACTGAAGAAATTGGTGCGAGCAGCACAAGATCCGTGCCGTCGTACATCACGTCGGAAACTTGATCGGCAAAGAATGTCGCCGCAATTTTTGCGCCGATGGCATCGTACTGCTTGAGATTCTTGGCACCCTTGCCGGATACGTTCAACGTGGGGTTAAGACCAGAATTCACAGGGAACTTCACCGTGAAGCGCTGATTCGTGGCGTATGCGGATATCGCTGGAGATGGTGTCAGCGTCAGCACCGTGGCGGTGCCAGCCGCGGAGAACGCCGTGGCCTTCTGAGCCTGGAGTAGTTTGTAGAGTGCCTGCAGGAGTTGGTCCTGGGTGCCTTTTACAGGCGTGACGCCTCCGGCAGACAGGACACTCATCACCTCCTCCTGGACATCATTCAGCCAGTCGTCCGTTACAACTGTCGCCTGAATGCCTCCAACCGGATCCCCCTCGGTGAATTTTTTATCGACTGTAGCCCCAGGGCCGTCAATTCTGTGCATGCGTCATTCTCCGTAGGCGAATAGCGCAATCGTATGCGCCGGTTTCAATTGATTAATTTTGCATTCGAGGGTGTCGTTCCCCCATGTGCGCAGCCTCTCGCCGGCCGCCGAAACCCCGGCACGGAACGAAATGACCGATGTTTCAGGAGCACGGATCAACCAGGTGAAAACCCAGTCGCCGTTGGTGAGCGCGTCGCCTGCGCGCGAGAAGCCGGCCCGGAAAGGCCGATACTCTTCAATGGTTACCGTGTAACCGAGTGCGCCTGCCAGTTCGATGAAGTAGCCCGCCGACTGCCCGCCAGTGCTGGATAGTTTCGCCAGCAGGGCGTTCTTTCGGCCTTGCAGCGTTTCTTCCAAAACACCCGAGCATTTATCAGGAAGGCCTGCGACCCTCTCCCAGTCGCTCAGCATCTCGCTGGTGGTGGATGGGTTGGCCTCCATTGGAAGCGCTTCGCCCCGGCCGTCTACCCGGGCCAGTTCAATTGACATGCCATCAAGCAGGCTGTGGAGCGTGGTTCCAGATTCTCGCGGGAAAGCTTGTCCAGGAGGCAGCAGCGTTTTCAGCTGCTCCAGGTAGTCGGCAGCTGTTGGCATTACGCCTCCTTAAAAGCTGGAGAAGGTTATGGTGCCGGGCACTGCCATGTGTCCGGTGGCGTGCGCAACGTCCGCAGTTGGGGCCGTAATCTGGTTGTCCGCTTCGCCTGCAGCAATAGAAACAGCCTCCCGCAGTCGGCTGATCAATGTCGGACTGCCCGGTTTCGAGTCGCGGACAATCAGGTCGGCTACTTCTGCTCGGACTGCAGCCTGGACAGCCGCCGTGTTTGGCGACAGCTTCACCGCCATATTGAGCGGATCCGCCACAGGAGCCGCGACGAACACTTCGGCGGTCACCGGGGCCCGCGCATCAATGTAGGCCTGAACCTCTGCGACCTTCGCCGCGTCCGGGATGATGTCGGCCTCACCATCACAGACGAACAAGACCGTTACAGTCCCGGCGCCCATCTGAAGTGGGTAAGGCCATACGCGGGTAACGCCTGGCACCTCAAGAGCCCAAAGCTCATAGTCTGAGGCTGCACCGCCATGTGGCGGATGCCTGATACGCTTTAGCAGCCGACTGAGCAATTGCTCGTCCGTCTCAACATCAAGACCGCCATCAATGTCCGTGGCCGCAGATCCGGTCGATTGAACACCGGCCACGGGTGAAAACAGAAACAGTGGCGTTCCGGCCGGCGCATCGCCAGCGGCACCAGCCTCTACGGCGACAACAGTCGGCTGGAGCGTGATATCAGTGAACACCGCATCAGCCAGGACGCGGTACTGCACACCATCTTGCCGCTGTAGGATTGTCCCGGCCGGAAGCGGCGAGCCGATTGCGCCGGCAAGCAGCGCGGCGCCGGTCGAATAATCAGCGGCCTTGCGAAAGACTTTCCAGATCGCTGCCCAACGCTCAAGGTATTCCTTCTCGGCGGTGTCGATGATCGCCTGCTTGGCCGCCCACTCAAGGAAGCCGTAGAGCATGTGCACTGCGCCAGCCTCAGATCGGGCGAGGATACCCAACAGCGAACGGCGTAGCACCGCGCTTTGGACGCCAGTCACGCGGCCGCTGATGTCGGTGGTAACCCGGTCAATGAGCTCAGGCAAGGTTGGTCTAGCAAATGGCATCAGGCAGCCCTCTTGCCGGCCTGGGCCGACCATTCATAGTTGTATCGGTAGCGAACGGCCTGGCCGGTCGGCCGATAGATGTCGATAACGAGCAGCATCACGCCGCGCGAGTGATATGAAGCGGCGACCTCGATCGTCGTGGCCACCATGTCATCAATCATCCAGGCCAAGGCGTCACGGCAATACTGCTCAGCGCGGCTCAGCGTTTGGGGCAGCTCTTTCTCCCTGGCCAGTAGCCAGAGCAGCGAGCCCGTCTGGTCGGTCGCCGAGACATTTGTGAGATCACCCCAGTAACCGCGCAAATCGTCCTGCTCATATTCGGGCGGGATCTGCTCAGCACTGGCGCGGCGATCGGTGAATAGGCTGATGATCACGGCAGTTTCAAGGCCGTCATCGCGCTCGAGGTCGAAACCAAAAAGCACCAGGTCACCGCCAAACTCGGTCATTACCATTGCGGCGTCAGCCATTAAATGGGCGCTCCCGTGTTCGCAGGTCCAGACAACACGCCGCCATGCTGGTGAGTGCTGCCGATGTTCTTACCGTTGTTTGTAACGGTGCCGGTGGAATCAATATTCCCCTGGATTTTTACGTTACCGACCATCTCAATCTCTCCGATCATCTTGATGGTCGGGGCTTGAACCTCCGCATGCTGAACGGCAGTGACCTTAACCATGTCGCGCAGCAGCTCAACCTTGTTGCCAAGGTCGTCGTACATCGCGACCTCGCCAGCCTTCAGGGTGATGCGATAGCGCCGGTCATCAACAGCGAGAACAATCCCCTGCTCGCGGTTGCCACCAATGAAGGCCACCGCTACGTCTCCACCTTTTGCGTGGCTGGTGAAGCCGTAGTTCTGCATGTGTTCGATATCGTCTCGCAACTCGTCCTTGAGCAACTCCACCTGCAACTGCTGCCGTCCGTTCGTGTCGGTGACGCGGCGCACAACACCTCGGGCAAACATCATCATCACGCGGTTGCTGAGATCGCGAATTGGGTTACCCATCTTTTTTGTCCTCTTCCCCGATGGCTTCCGCCCAAATATTCCGACCGCCCTTTTTCCCAGATTTGCCCTTCTTCGAATCGGGAGGCTCCGGCGAAAAGGCTTGCGGGCTGACGATGTCGAGCTTGGTAGTGGTACCGCCCTCCCCCCGCTCGTAGGTGGCCTGCCGAATAATCATTTGCCCATCCATACGCAACCATGGCGACCTGACCTGCACCAGCATTCCTGGCTCCCAGATTGCCCCCCCCGGGCTTTGCCGCCAGCCCTGGACGGTTATGGAAGCGGAAGCTGATTTTCCCAGCCGGCTGTTGGCCTCCCAGGTAGCTCGCTCTTGGGCGCTGCCGTTCGATCCACCGGACTCAGCGACGATCAGCATCGGTCGATAACGCCTGACTCCGCTGTCGCTTGCCCCGCCCTCGACGTGCGCCTCAGTACCTCCATCACTGTTTGGGTTGTATCCGGCCTGCCCTTTAACCAGGTAATTGCGGAACCGCTGACTGTGATCGATGCTACCGGTGGCACTGAGGATGTTTTCACCCTGAATCAGTCCGACGTCGGCCCGCTTGTTACCCGCGCGGGTGATTAGTAGGCCGCCGGCGCCATCCGTCGTAAGCAATAGGCGTCTCTGCTTGGCGTAACGCTCAATTGCCTCGAACGCTGTTTCGCCCTGCTGCAACTTGCAGACGGTGAATGGAGTGCCCACCGGGACATCAGCCGAAACGCCGACGCCGAATGGCTGGGCCAAGACCTGAGCGAAGCGCAGTAGGTCAATGTTCTTCCACTCGTCCGGTGTGTGCACGGCACTACAGTCGATCAGGTCCGATGTCCGGTCGCGCCCTTGGATATTGATGGTGTGGTCATTCGCACTGAACGAAGGCTTGAAGATGTCGACATAGCCAACCACCATCGTTATTCCGCCGAGACGGACCTCGCACTTATCGCCAGGGAGGATGGGCCAGGGTTCTACTTGAGCGCCCCTGCCCTCCTGCCCTTCCCAGCGCTCCGTAAGGGTCACAGTGAACGCGCCAGAGGAAGCATCAACGGCACGCGTTACTCCAACCTGGGTCCACCCCGCGTAATTCATGCCGTTGACCAGCAGTTCAAGGTCATCCATTTGCAAGAACCTCAAGCTGTTGGCCGCCGATCAGGAAGCCTGGGCGGCGCGGGTCGTTGCGCAACACGATATCCTCGGCCCTGCTGGCGTCACCGTAGAGCTGATATGCAACAAGGAGAGACGGCAGCGTCTGCTTGGGCGAGAATGTCGCGAGTCGGGGCAAGTCCTGTTCAGGGTCAGGAACGGCCTGAACTACGGCGGTCCTTAAATCGGTAACCGCGACGTACACCAGGTCGTTACTGGTCGACTCGCTCTCTTCGTCCAACCTGTCGGAAAGCTCAGTGCGCACCGCAACGGCCGCCTCGTAGCTATCGTATTTAGTCGGCTCGGAGGTTGTTTTCGTCCCGCCGTTGGAAACATCCTCAGTTGCCTGCGTGACCACTGCGGCGACAGCTGCCTCAGAAATGGCGACCTGACGAACGAGCGCGGAAACAGCGCCGGTGTTCCTCACGACCTGCTGACGGCTCGGCGTAGCAGAAGAGGATGTACCGTCGGAGCTTGGGAAATACTGGCTGTAAAGACTCATAAGCATTCCGAAGGCGCTGCCGCCGAAGGCTGACCGGATGCTGCTGATAGCGTCAACGACCTGGCCAGCGAACTCGAGCGGGGCTTGGATCAGATTGAACGCATCAGAGCCGATGCCTTTGACCTTGTCGTAGTAGTCGGATACTGCCTGTATGTCGCTTGAAACGATGAACTCAGGCGAGCTCAAAAAATCGCTCAACCCTTTTATCTGCGTAGCGGCCGCCTCGGCTACGAACGACGGGTAACCCTTGGTGAGGAAGTCGGCAACGAAGTTTTCCTTGCTGGCCTCGGTGACCTCGCCCGCCTTTGCGCTGATCGCATTGACGCTGTCGACCTTGGCAGACGGATAAGACGCCTCGCCGGCCTCGAGGAAAGTCATCGAGATCGTGCATTTACCCCCCTCGTCCGACGACTCGCTAACGGTGAGGCCGCGGCAGACTACAGTCAGCTCGCCCCGGTACGGGTGAACCAACACACCAGGGCCCGCTTGTTCGCAGACCTTTATCAACTCTTCCCGGGCTACATCGTATTCCTTGCCCAGCAGGTAGCCGGTGATACCGAACTCACGCGACTTACGGCCAAGGTCTTCTGTATAGGGAATATCGCGCTGTGCCGCCTCGTGTACCGCCTGGCGCCGGCCGTGACTGCTGTCTGCCGTAGCCACAAAAAAGCCAACGCCGCGAAAAGTCGCGGCGCGGTAGTTGTCTCTCCAAGCCATGGGGAGCTCCGGTTATGGGGCCATCATTGAGTAGCCAATGTCGGTATCGAATGTCGCGCCCTGGCTGCCCTCGGTCTTAACCTTGGATCCTGCTGGCACGTTATTCAGGTCAACCTGCACCCTAACCGCCTGCGGTGCCGGTGCCAGTTGCTGGGCAGCATCCCTGCCAATCTGTGCCGCACGACGACCGAGATCTGTGTTGGCTGCGGCGGTTCCCGGTCCGGGCAAAGCGCTTTCACGACCACCGTTTCCGGACTCCGGCGCGCCTCCTTGCCCAACAGTCACGCTAACTCCATCAATCCCCAGCAATTCCTTAGCCCAATCGGGGAGACCGTTCTTGATAGCCGATACGGCCTCGGCGATTTTCGCCCCCATAATTGCGCCGAGGTCCCAGCCGGTCAGGTACTTGATGAGGCCGTTGAAGCCTTCCATCATCAAAGTGATGGGGTTGTATTCCTTCCACAGCTTCCAGATACCGTTGATTATTCCGTCACTGAAGGCCGCCTTGACGCCCGCCCATTTGTCCTCGAAGAACCCGACGATGTTGTCCCAGTTCTTGTAGATGACATAGGCCGCGGCGCCGATGGCCACGATGGCCGCCAGGAACCAGCCGACCGGCGTTAGAGTGATAGCCAACCCGAGCCCCTTCAGGGCCAGCGCCAGGTTCAGCACCGCCATCAGGAAGCCGCCGCCGATGTACAAGCCCAGCGCCGTAAATATCAGGTTGGCGGTGCCGAAGGTTTCGGAAAGCGAACCGAATATCTCGATCACCGGCTGAACACCGTCGTACAGGTCACCAAGAAAGCCGGTGACTCGTTCGATGTTCCCAGGCAGGTTTTCAGCGAACGCCGTGGCGAATGCTTCAATCTGGGGACGGTACTTGACGATCGTCTCAATCAACCGCTTGCCCAGCATATTCAACTGCGGCACCAGGGAGCTTCCGATGCTATTGCTGACACCGCCGAGTGCCGCATGGATCGTGTCAAGCGTATCTCCGAAATCCTCACCTTCACGAACGGCGCTGTCAGAAATGACGACGCCGAGGCGACGAGCCTCGTCTGACATTTCCTTGAGCCCCGCACTGCCGCCGCGGATAAGCGGCAGTAGCTCAGTGGCACTCTTGCCGAAGATCTTCACCGCCGCCTGCGCTTGTAGGGAAGGGTCTTTGATCTTCGAGATTCGATCAACGAAGGTGTCGAACAAAGCATCGGAGCTTTTCAGCTTGCCGGACGAATCCTTGATATTGATGCCCAGGCCTTTGAACATTTGCGAAAGCTCTTTCGAGCCCGCCGTTGCTGCGCCGATGTTGATTTGCATCTTCTGCAGCGCACCGCCCAGTGTTTCCGCTGACGATCCGCTGAGCTTCGCTGCAAAGCTGAGTTCCTGGAATCGCTCGCGGCTGATGCCGGTACGCTCGGCAGTGTCACCAATTGCGCCGGTCGCATCAGCGAAGCCCTGGAAAAACATGTTCAGTGCAGCGCCTGTGATGCCCAGCGTGGCCCCAAGCCCCAGCAGCTTGCGAGTGCTCGAGGCAACCGCACTACCCACGCCACCAATCGCACCGCCAACGTTCTTCAGGCTGTTCGCAAAAATCGGCAGACCGGTACGATCAAGCGCACCGGCAATTCCAGCGCTCGCCGCTTTTACCTTGCCGAAGATCCCACGCAACGGCGCCGTAATCTTGTCCACAGCCGCGATGATGACGTTTAGGGAGTATCCTTTGTCTGCCATCCAACCCACTCCTCGGTGCGCTCAAGCCACCAGTTCAGCTCGTCGAAATCCATTTCCATGACTTCCGACGGCTGAACGCTCATAACTTTGACGACGACGGTTACGCCTCCCTCCCACCCCCGAGGTGCTTCAGCAAAAAATCCCGGGCCTCGCCGATGACGGCGGCTTGATCGTCCTCGCTCAGCTCGTCGAGCAATGCAGGAGGATGGCCAACCATCTTGGCGCCGAGGTCAATCAGCGTGGCGAAGTCCATGTCCGCGCCGCCGTTGCCCTTGCCATCCGAAGTGATACGCAACGCATGGCCGCGCAGGTATTTCAGCTTGCGGGTTACGGTCAGCTCAGTGAACGTGTCCTTGCCGAACGTGATTTGCTCGGCGAGTTGAATCGTTTTTTCCTTTGCCATTACTTGATTTCCTCGGCAGAGATGCCTTCGAAGCGGCAAGCGATGTTGCCTTCTTCGGTGTTGCCGGTGCCCTCGCCTGCGTACCAGGCCTCACTCAGGGTGATGACCTTGCCGTTGGCGAGTTCCAGCGTGATGGTTGCGTCATCGAGCGTGACCAGGTCTTCAAGACTCAGCTCGTTGCGATCGGTGATCTCACCCTCAATAAATGGAATCTGAGGGGTTTCCTTGTATCCGTGGACAACGTCGGAGCCCACCACGCCTTCGCGTTTGGGCTTGCCGAGGTTGTAAGTGAAAGCGCCCTTGGCGAAGTAAATGTCGCCGTTGACCTTCAAGGCGATGAGTCCGCCAATACGGTTTTTTCCTGCCATGTTCTTTCTCCTGGCAATCGCCGTTACAGGCGGAACTGAATTTTGTTGGCGACGATTCGCAGCTGGTTGACCAGGTCAGGCGGGATCAGCAGATCCAGGCGATTTGGGTCGCTCTCGTTACGCTCGGCGATCAGGTTGGCCTTGAAGTCTTCCATGTTCTCCACCAGCCCCAGACGCTCCCACTCACGGAACTTCGAGACCGCCTCGGCCTTCATCACCACCGGTGTTACCACTGGCTGCCCGACGCCGTAGCGCGTGCCATCGTTGGCAAGCTTGTGCCGCGGGTACTTGCGCAGGATGTAGTCGCGCCAGTCGTGGCGGATGTACATCAGGGTGAACAGCGTTTCGCTGTCCAGGTAGCTGATGTCAGTGCCGCCGGCGGTGTTGGTTTTGTAGGTGGTGATCAGGCGCTCAACAACCATGGTGCCGTCGTTGTTGACCTTGCTGGTCGCGATTCCGTCGAACAACAACAGGTTCCGTTCCTGGTTGGTGAACTTGTCCGCCGTGGCAGGCGCCAGGCACCAGGCGTACTGAAGATTCTGGATTGGCCGGGCCGGATCGATGGCGGCGTACAGGGCCGCAATGGCCATGGTCTCCGCGGCCTTCTCGTACGTTGGCATCGGCTCGTCGTTGGCCATCATGATGACCAGGTGCTGACTGTTGTGGCTGTCGCCAAGGGTTCCAAGGGAGCCTTGAGTGCCGCGCGCCGCTGTGAAGGCGTGGGCCTCGATTTCACGATCCCAGGCAAAGCGGCTGTTCAGTTCAGTCTTCACCGTCGCCAGGGTGGCTGCGTCGGTATATGCCAGCCCCCATACTTGGAACCACTCATCACCCAGAGCCGCCAGCGCCGAACCCAGTTCTGGGTTTCCAGAGCCGCCGGTGAAAGCGCTGATGGTGACCGCGACACCGGAAGGCAGCACCTGTCCGGTGTAATAGTTCACACGGGCGTTCAAGCTGTTACCGGCCTCGCCCTTATGGCGACTAGTCAGCGTGACGGTGCCCGTTGCTGCCGTGGCGGTAACTGGCATGTCATCTGCGGCCGTAATCGCGGCGACCACAGATGCCGCGATCACGGTTGCTGTGTCGGCACTGATCACACCGACAGAGACGCGACGTCCGGCAATCATCAACTCGATGGTGCCGGATGCTGTGGCGGGGCCGGTGAACGCCAGCGTGGCGGCTGCTGCTACGCCTGCTGGATTATCAACCACCGGCATCACTTGCAGCTCGGTATAGGTATCGATCGCCATCGCCGCGCGAACCATACCAGCCAGCATCGAGCCCTTCCCGAACTGAACATCTGCCTGGGCCGGGCTGGTGATGCGGATCAGGGTGTTGGCAGCGGCAGCGCCGGCGGCCAGCTTCTGACCAATCAGCAGGCGACGGTAGCTGACCGGCTGAGGGCCGCGCACCGCCTTGCTGTTGTCGATCTCGCTGTAGACACCAGGCTTGCGAAGCGCGCCGGCACCAGGAATCGTATCCATTCCGATGGTCATTGTTTTTCACCCTTGGTTTCGGCCGGTACTACAGCCTCTTTGATGACGACGTCACCGGCCTTTTCCTTACGGATCCAGTAACTGTTGAGTTCCACAGGCAAGCCTTCTGGCTTGATCTGCTCATAGGTGTCGGGGTGACGCACCAGGCGGCCCTCGGCCGGTTTCACGAGCACGCGCGTGGTCATGGATTCAGGTCCTCGATGATGGTTTGTGCGCGATCAGCCTGATTCGGCTGCGCGTTGCCCAGGCTGTATTCGGTCTTAACCGACTTCAGGTCTGGCAGGCTTTGGTTGAACAGGTCGTCAGGGTGACGATCAAAATATTCAGCGTCGAAGATGAGGCGGCACGCGCCCGTCAGGTGCTCCGACTGGTCCAGCAGAACCATGCGCGAACGCACGTACTGCAGGTCATTCACCGTATCGCCGAGCGTGTCGTCCATAAGCAGGAGACGCTCAACCTGACGGGCCAGCGTATCGAGCGTGTCGTCCAACGCTTCGTTGCCTTCGGCGTGTATTTCAACCACCAGCTCTACGCGGCGCCTGTACTCCCTGGGGGCCTGGTTAAAGATCTCTGCCGATTCATCCATCGTGTAGACGATGATCGCTGGTAGCTCGCTTTGCCATCCGTTGGAAATGAGCGGAGCCACGCGGCTTGCATAGACGCTGGCCCCCGCATTTGTGGCGCCCAGCAGCACCGCAACGGCCTGCTTGCGGATCAGTTCTCGTGGGTGAGCCATATTCAAACCTTGCGAAGGAACAAAGTTACGCCCGCCACACCGTCGGCTTGCACGTCGTGGATCTTGTACAAAACGCCACGCGCCTGGACGCGATCCCGGTTCGTAGGCTCGTTCGGCAAGTCAATCACTCGAACCCCGAGGGTGGGGTTGTTAGAAGACACCGGCGCGCCCGTCTCAGGATCGACGGTAACGTGGGCACTATCGAACACCGCCTGCGCCAGCGGCACACCAGGCGCAACACCATCGGCCAGCCAGTACACAGCGCCCAATGGATCAAGCTCTGCTGTCGGCTCACTGAAGGCGCGGATCGAAACGCCGAGCATGCGCTGGGCCATTGAGGCCCAGCCCATTTACGCCACCGCCGCCGGCGCGGATACGCCGTTCAGGCGGCAGGCGCCGGTGGCGGATGGGTTAGCGGCAACCTCAGTCGCCATACCCACCAACACCAGGCCGGTGGCCGACACGTTCGTCAGGGCACGGCTGGTGGTGTTCATGTAGATCGGGTCACCGATTGCCCAGGCCTGGGCGCTGATTTTGTTCAGGCCGAACACGCCGTCGAGCTTGAGCACCACCGGTGCAGCGGCTGCTTCGGTAGTAGCAGCCACGCCGACAATCGAACCGACTTTGTAGAGCTCGCCCGAAACAGTGCCGCCGGCTGGTGCTGGAACAGTCAGGCAGTCGCCGTGCTGGATGAAAGTCTTCATGCAAGGTCCCCTTTAGAGACAAAAACTGGAAAACAAAAAGGGCGCCACACGGCGCCCTTTTGGGTTTGGAGCGAACGCCGGGCTTAAGCGCCCAGGTTCTTGTATGCGCCGCGGTAGTCGATCCAGCCGGCGCCGAACACCAGGCGGGCTTTGATTTCCATGCCGTCTACTTCGAAGCCCTCGCGGGTTTCGGTGAACACGCCCTGCTCGCCTTCGAGGTATGCATATTCAAAGGTGTCGATGGAACCTGGCGCAGCGAACAGGTACCACTGGTTACCAGTGATGCGGGCGTCGACGATCACAGTCAGCGAGGCGTTGCGCACATCGTTGATGTCAGCGTTCTTCGCCGGCACGTAAACCGAGCTGGTGAACTGGAAGGCTTCCAGCTCCTTATCCGGACCAACCACCAGGAACTCCGGCGACAGGTTGAGGAACTCGCCAGCTTTGGATTTCTGCTTGCGCATGGCGGCGCGAGCGGCAGCCAAGGTAGTGGTGTTGATCGCACCGCCACTGCCCGCAACGTTGCCGTGGCTTGCGTCGTAAAACGGTACGCCATCAGCGAAGTTCGGGTTACCCAACAACAGGGCCCAAACCACATTCGACTCAGTCGCGGCCGCCGCATTACCCAGCGCAGCCGGGATGCGGGTGAGCGCGCCAAGATCATCGTTCACGATGGTTTCCCAGGTGAGTGCGATGATCTTGCCGAACTTGGCGACTTTGATAGGCGCCCCGTCCTCGGACAGCGTGCCGTACTTGTACTCGCCGTGTTCTTTGACGGCTTCCAGTGCGGAGATATCACCCAGAGCTGCGCGGGTTACGGCGCGGAAGTCCGGTACCGTGGTCTGACGGCCCAGCGGGCGCCAGGTTTGAGGGGCATTGGCGTAAGCATCACGCAGGGTGCGGTTCACAGTGCTACCGAGCAGCAGCGGGAAGTCGCTGGTGCTGTGCATGCCGGCCGCGCGCACTGCTTGGCGATCACAGCCCAATGCTGCGCGGGCCAGTTCCTGCGGCGTCATGCCCCGCGCGTTACCGCCAGCCATCTCGACGAACTCACGAGCCATGTCCACCAGGCGCATGCCACGGAACTCGCGGCCCGCGTCTTCCAGCTTGACGGTGGCGTCGCAGCGGTGCAGCAAAGCATTCTGCATGGCAGAGCGTTTGGCGTTCAGGATGGCGATATCCTGGCCACCGTTCACGGTGGTTGGCTGGCTGTTGCGGGTTTGTGGCTGATCTTTGTTCTGGCGCTCGGCCACGGCATCGATCAGTGCTGCGCTCGCATCGCTCACGGAAACCCCGCGGGCGATCAAGTCTTCGACGACGGCTTCGTCATCGAGACCAACCTTGCGGGCCATGGTGCGAATCGTCAGGCTGCGCTTACGCTCTTCTTCAGCCGATTCACGGCGAAGCTTCTCGTCGGCCGCGCGCTTCTCTTCTTCGGTCATTGCAACTTCCTCTTGGATAATAGGCACGGCGGCCGGTTCTACGATCGGCTCAACTGCCGACCGAACTTCAAAAATAGTGTGGAATCGTTGGCCTTCGTACTCGGCTGGGGTTTTGGCGCTGCGCACTTTTGCGCCGTCATCGAAACCGATCGGGACGAGAGACAGCTCCAAAGGCTCCCAATCGACAGCGCGGTAAGTGGGAAGCTTGTCGTCTTCCTCCTCCACGACTTCGTATCGGTGCACCGCGTAGCCAACGCTGATGTTTCGAAGGATGCCGTCAACAACGTCCTTGAAGACCACGTCAGCGTCTTCACGCTTGCTGAACCGGACCAAAGCGTGACCTTCGCCACCATCGAGCCAGGCTCGCTCTACCACGGCGAGTACCGCACTCAGCTGGTACTGGTTGTGGGTGTCGAGCAGTGGCGCGCCGTTGTTGAGCCGATCGAGGCGAACCGCGCCCTCGCTGACATCAAGCTCTTCCATGTAACTTCCGACATCCCATGACCAGCGCCGGCCTTTAGCGCCGGTCGTCCAGGTCAGTTCGACGGTTCGAGCATCAATGTCGACTGAGCCCGGCCGCACGGCCGCGCGCAGGCTGAGCATCGGCGTCTCATGTGTCTTGCGTGTCATCGCCTGGTTCGGAGTTGGCATCGTCTGGTTTCTCTTCGGTGGATGGTGGCTGACTCGGCGAACCTGCGGCCGCAACTCGGCGCGGGTCGCAGTCCAGCACCAACCCGTACTCGTCGATCATGTCGTTTGCTTTCTTGATTTGTTCGGCGTGCCGCTTGGGGTCGGTGATGCCAAGTTCGCGCAGCGCGTCTGGCCAGGTAGTGAGGCCGTTGCGCACCCGAGTGATGACGTTCTCTGTTTCCGCCTTTGGGTCGACCATGTCGCGGCGCGGAGGAACCCAATAGGCTTTCACGTCATCGGTAACGCCGCCGGGCAGGAGCACCTGCGCCTCCATGAACCAGCGCCATACCTGATCGCAAAGCTGTGGGATCAACATCCGCCACTGCCAAACGTCGACTCGGCGTGCGAAGTTCAACCAACCCATCCGACCGCTTGAAAAGTTGACGCCCTTTAAGTCGCCGGTGAGCAACTCATAAGGAACACCCAGGCCGACGGCCATGGCGTGCAACTGCTGCCAGGAGTATGTCGTGTAGCCGTTGAATGTCGGTGGCGTGCCGAAGCTGACGCTTTCACCGAATCCCAGCTCCTGAATAATGCCGGGCTCCACCCGGTCAATAAGAGGTGGTGTCTTACCGCCAGACGCTGCGTTATTTTCATCCTTGGTGATGAAGGCAGCGAAGCAGGAGGCGATCTTCGCCTGCTCCATCACCGCGTCTTCCATCTCGTCGAAGTTGCGCATGCGCTGGATGACAGGTGCCAGCCAGCTATAGCCGCGAGCTTGGCCGGGGCGCTTGCGGAGGAAGACGTGAATTACATCCTCGGCGGGTACCCGGCGCGATTGTAGGGATCCCCAAACTGCGTTCGCGCCTGGGTGCTCATCGAACAACCAATACGCGACCCGACGGCCGAGCGCGTCGAACTCTACGCCCTGGATAATCCGGTTCAGCCCGACGATGTCCGCCTTTGACTCGTCGAGGAAGTCGGCCTCCAGAACCTGGAGCTGAACGGGTACCGGCAAGCCGTCAGAACTGAAGCGCCGGCGGCGGCGAACCAAGCATTCACCGCTTTCAGCAACGGCCTCCATGATCATGTGCTGCAGGCCGTAAAAATTATCCAGCCCGTCAGCATCACAAACGGTGGTTTCGGCCCATGCCTTCCACAGATCCATAAGCCTCAGGCCGTCGCGATCCCGCTTCGCCAACGGCAACGGCACAATGCCGGCGCCCACAGCGTTGTCAGCAATGCCCGTTATCCCGCGCTCACCGAACGGGTTGTTGCGCCGCTGGTCACGCGCGCGGTTGCGAAGCTTGGCCAGGGCCGGCGCGTTCTCAACGTTCGCGTCGGCACCGGTGGCGCGCCAGCCATCATTGCGCCGGCCGCCTGCCGCACCTTCAAACCGGCGCTCGATCATCTTCAGCGCAATGTCCGTGCGCGCTTTCTTCAGCCGCATCTCGGAGCGCTTCGCTGCATACCCAGGGAACAGGCTGTCGAGCATGCTCATGAGCAGTATCCTTTGGTGAATGAGGTGTAGCGGCGTCCGCCGTCGTTACAGGCGTTCAGACCCATGTCGGTGGCCATCAGCTTAAGGATGCGCATCATCTCGTCGAGTGACCGGTAAGTGACGCTCTTATCGGCATACCTGACCGACAACGCCCCTTCAGCGATTGCCGCCTGCAGGGCGTTGTATTGCTCGATCGTGTAGGCCATCAGTTCTTATTCCAGTGAGAGGATTTCTTACGCGGACGTTCTGCGGCATCCGGTTCGTTGCCACCGGTGACAGCTGCAACAAGCAGATCCAGGTCAAGCCCGAACCGTTGTTGGCAGATGCGCAGGGCGGCGAGCGCGTACACGAAGCAATCGAGCGCCTCGTTTCGTCGTCCGCCGCTGTCCCAACGCATCACGCGCTTGCCTTTGGAGATGGCCGCTTTTTTCTTTTCGGAGGTGAGCTGCTTAACCTCCGACTCGTCGCAGATCACATCGTTGGCCGGGAGGTGAACTACCCCGGGCTGAGACACGCCGGCCTGAGAGGAAGCCGTATCGACCGGCAAACCCATGCGGCTGTAGAGCAACTCTTTGGCGTTGTCGGTACCAACCTCGGTGAGGAAGACCTTGTGCACCTTGTTCTTCGTGCGCGGGAAGTTCGCGATCGGCTTGCCGTAGATGGTCGCACCACGGATTGGCACGACCCAGTGCACGCCATGCTTGCGGCTTTCGGCGTATACCTCGTCGGCATAGTGGCCGCCGGCGTCCCACGTCCAGCGCTCAACCTTCATGACGGTGCCGTCAACCCGGGTGAATTGCCGGTGCAGTTCGAGCCCCACCTTGCGGCGAAGCTCTTCGCTGGCCGGGTCCCCCATAAGGATGAAGCGATGGACAAGCCAAGCCTCCTCGCCGGGACCGAATGCCCAAACACGCCCCTCGAAACGGTCATCCTGGGTATCGATGCCACCCACAAGAACAAGGCCAAGGCCTGGGACCTGCGGATAGACTTCGCGGCGCCCGTACAGAACTTCGGAGTCGAGCTTCTCGCCCTGGTCGTCGTCCCACGTTTCGCCGCGCGTGGTGTTCATGAAGGTGATCAGCTTGGAGACATCGCCTTTCACCTTCAGCCATTCTTCGGCCAGGCTGAGCCAGGTACTCCAGGTGCTGTAAATCGCCCAGATGCTGAAGCTGACGGAGCGCGGGGTGCGCATGATTTCGCCGTCAACTCCAAACCAGTCCATCCCGTCGCGGGTCCAGATGCCGGTGTGTTCGCAGATCCAGCGACCAGTCTTCGAGGCCTCGACCATCTCGTTGTGCCAGATCACGCAGGCTGCGTGCTCGCACAAGTACCAAGCTTTTTCCGCCTCGCCGAGTGCGTTCTTTTCCCACTTCAAGCCGAAGTCGCAATCCTTGCCGCCCCACTTGAGCGTCTGCTCCTGGTGGCAGTGCGGGCAGTCGATGTGAAACTTCAGCAGGTATGGCGACTCCTCGACCGCCTTGGTGATCTGGCAAGAGCCCACACGCTTTGGCGTTGAGCCACGAATCGACTTAGGGTAGATCGCACCGTTGAGGCGCTTGTCACCCAGGGTGATCGGCGAGCCCTCACCTTCGACGCTCTCGTCGAAGTTGGACAACTCGTCGTAGATCACCTCGTCGGCTGACTTCTCGCGGTAGTTGCGCGAAGCCTTGCCGCCACGGATCCAGAGTGTCCGGCGGTTGGCGAATATCTTCTGGTCGAGCGTGTTGTCGCTGTGCTTGCGGCCGAACCACGGCGCCAGGTCACCCACCGCAGGTACGTCTCGGATCATGCCGTTGACGTGGCTCTTGCTGATGTCCTCGGCGTCCGGGTCGGTCGGACTCCACATCATCACGTTGCGGCGCTTGTGCTGAATCTTGTAACCGATGTTCGCCATCAACAGCTTGGTGTAGCCGATCCGAGCCGACTTGATGAAGTTGACGACGTTGATCAGGTCGTTGCCCATGCTGTTCAGGATTGCGACCTGGAACGGCTCGGTCGTCCACTTGCCCTCGTTGTAGGAGGACTCAGCCGACATGTAGAAATTCTTGTCCGCCCACTCGACGGCGGTTTGCGGTGGTTCTTTATAGAGCGCCTGGAGCCCTAGCTTGATCGACTTGCGCAGATCATTCAGCCACGGACTCAGCGTACTCATCTAATAATTCCGGAAGTTGCTCACCAAAGCTGGCGGCAATATTTCGAGCAAGCGCGATCTCCCGCTCGACCGACTCGATGATCCGAGGGTCAACCTCGGGGTGGCGTCGAGTGACGGTCTTTCCGACGGTGTCCAGTTTCGAGCCGATCTGAGCGGCGATTTTTGCCAGGGCAAATGTGGCGAATGGGACAGGCACGAGCTGCTTGTCGAGCACCAGGTTCTTCTTCTCCTGGGCAATGCGCTGAGCGGCGGTAAGGCCGCGGCGCTCTTCGAGTAGCTTGTACTCGATCAGCGGATCGAGACCTTCGGTTCCATCCCCCGTCGGTTGTTGTTTCCTCTGCGCGTGTTCAACGCGGTTTTCCACCACGTTCTGCACGGTATAGAACGCCTCTCGACCGATGCGTGCGACAGGCGCAACCCCCCATTTGTCAAAGGCTTGCGGGGAAATCCCGAGGCTCGAAGCCATCTCGGATTTGTTCAACCACCCGCGCTGTTTGGTTGTTTCGTTTTTGGCCATGATTAAACAACAACCAACCGTGGGAAAAAGGTCATACATATTTGGCGCGCGGGGCCCGAATTACCCGCATGGGGCCGGGGTCCGGGGAAGGACCCAAAGGGGGGTAGCGCACCACCTTGGTGCGTCACACCTGCCCGCAATTGAGAACCCCTATCGTTTCGTAGCCAGAGCCGTGTCCATGGCGCTCTGGAACTCGCGCACCCGGTTAGCCTTCACGATGTTTTCCGCGATCTTGTAGAAAGGAATGATGACTCGGTAACCAGGCTCAGCATCACTGAAGATGAACACCGGACGAACTGCATCACCCCACGCCGTCTTCTTCCGCTCCCAAACACCCTGGGTGCCGTCGACTTCACCGGCAAAATACTTCTGGGCATTGCCCTTGCGCTTACTGCGCTTGCTGCCAGTCGCGTTCGCCTGCACACCACTGACAGTCTCAGCCGCACCAAGGCCCGACAGGATCTTCATGATCGTGCCGCGAGAAACGTTGCCGAACTGATTGAGCGCGGACGCCGCTGGCAGCGCGTACTGCCCTGGCTTCATGATCCCTTTAGCGATCAGGGCTTTCTCGAACCGCTTATGAGGTCGTCGGCCACCCTTCACGGCCTGCTGCAGGTATGTGTCAGCGGGCACGCCCGATGTCCATGCATCCTTAAAGAAGGTGCGGGCTTCAGGCTTACCCTTCGTGGCGGGCTTCACATAAAGGCTATTGAGGGTCGTTGTCGTGGGCCTATCAATACGGGCCTTCAGTACCGACAACTCGCCCTTCTTCACCAGCACAGCCAGGCGGGTAGCCATCAGCGCGAAGGCGAACGGCAGTTGTTTTTCACCAACCGTTCGAAGCGCCTTCGATAGCTCTTCGATGTTGGTTCGTGCATCGATCTGGAACATCTGAGAGCACCACGGCTGGTTACTTGCTCTGGCTGCGTTTGATCTGGGCGTCCACCTGGTCGGCACACGTGTCGAGGAGGTTGATTGCCCTGTCCTTCAACTCCCACACATCGCCATTCAGGCGAAGGTCGGCGGCATCCTCATCAACCCGTTCGCACGGGATCAGTTCAGGGGCTTCGATTCTTACTGCCTGGGCCTTTGTCACTACCGCCGGCCCTGCCGCGCAGGCCGTCAGGCAGAGGCTGAGCAGCCCAATCACGAACAGGCTTGCTGTTGCGCTTGAGGTCTTCAAAGTTCTTCTCCGCCTTTTTCGCTTTGTCCTGGCTGGCCCTGAGGCGCTTTGCCAGATCGGCCTGGTACTCGGCATTGCGCTTTGCTTCAGCGCGCAGGGTGGTGATGGTGGCTTGGCTCTCGGTGTTGGCCTTGATGGCTTCATCCTTGGCCTGGGTCTCGACAAGCTTCTCTTCGCGAAGATCCTCGACCCGCAGTTGCTGAATGCCAACCAACAGAAGGCCCACAAGCGCGATGATGATTGCCGCAGCGATCGCCTTCATGCCGAGTCCACCTTCTTGCCCAGGAAGCGGATGATCATGTCCCTGATCGCCGTCACGCCGATGAAGCCAATGGCACCACCAGCAGCAACGGACAAGCTTGGAGGCCAGGTCATCCATTCAATGATGCTGCTGGCAGAAAGGCTGAGAGCACCACAAATCAGCGCCTCCAAGATGATCCGCCACTTGTTTGGCTCTTTGGCTTCGTACAGCACCCGAAGAAGAGTAATCGTGACGGCCATGATTGCGCCCTGCCATAGCGGGTTCGAGAGGGCCAGCCAGATTTGGGCCCACGTGTCTGGCTTGTCTGGCATGGGTGGCATCCGGATTTCCTCCCTCTCGGGGAGATTGATAAATCCGGCCCCATCAGCACTCCCGGCCATAGCAACGGGTGTGGTGGAGCCGAAAACAAAAAGCCCCGGCGAATGCCGAGGCTCTATGAGTTTCAGTAGACAACAAGGCTAGCGTTAAGGCCTACACAGCCAGGGACACACGCTTACCGGTGTGTGATGGAGGCAACCAGCGGGCTCGATCAGATGTTAGACCGTCAGCTTGACTTGACTGCCGACCTGAACAGTATTTTTTGCATGGGCTTTCTTGGCCTTATCCCATGTGTCGATGGCATCCAATCTGCCCTGAATACGTGGTGCATGATCTGTATCCAATAATTGCATCACGGCCTTAAGGGCTGCATAAGCCTCATCAGAGGTCAAATATATCGCGATGATCTTACCCAGATAGTAAACCGCCCATACCTCCTCAGGAGCCTGTGACTCGAAAGTCAATATTTCGAATATTTCCATCCACGCGCTATTTAGTTCTGATACCGAAACTGGACCAATTCCAAGACTAAACATAACCCTTGCTCCCTCATAGTGATACGAGAGTATCTCGGAATTTGAATACAAAATCCCGCTCAGTGGCGAAATTACCGCCCCGTGCTATCGTCGATGTGCTTGAAACCATCACTCTCGAGTGGAGGCACCAAAAATTGAAAGGGGAGAGATATGCACGAACAAAATCTTGTGAAGTTCGACGAGGTTGCAAAGAAGGTTCTCGGATACCTGAAAATGTCTTTCCCCATCCCTTCAGACCTAGGACCGGAGTCACTGAGATTAGATATCTCCGCAAAAGGTGAATACGACCCTGAAAGCGGCGGTACAACTGGAGGAGAGCCCGAAACGGAGGATGAGCAATTCTTCGGGCCAGTGATCGAATGGCTTTTCCTTTCCGGTTATATCCACGCAAAAAAATCATCCCACTACAGCGGATATTATGGCCTAGTCCTAACTGAGAAAGGACTCGATATCATGGGTATGAAACCGATTTCGCTCAATAGACGATAGCTTGCGTGAAAAAGCCCGACCGGAGGGACGGGCTTTTTAGGTGGTGTCGCGCTTGCAAAGCTGAACACGGTGCCATGAAAACAGGGCTATTCCGCGCGTGCAACTTCTTTTTTACGCCGCTTCCCGGATTCGCTCCAGAGCGCAATCAATCCAGCCCACGCCGGTCTTGATCAACTGCCTAGCACTCGCCTCGCTCATGCTGTTTTTGTCAGCGATGCGCTTGGCGGGCCACTTGGCTCCGTAGTAGAGCCAGACGAACTCCCCCATTTGACAATCTCGCTTGCAAAGGCGGGCCACAGCCGCATCCACAACCCCGGCGAGCTCGTCAGTGATCACGTACGACTTGCTTGTAGACGGCGTCACGTCGCGCATGATCGCCCAGGCGGGCGAGACGTAGCTGGGAACGCCCATGCCATCCAAACGCCAGAAGCCCCACTGCTCAAGCATGTATTCGGTATCCCCCAAAGGGAGGCGTGCTGGTTTTCTAGTATTCATGCGGCTTTCCTCGGATCTGGATCACTCAGGCCAAACAGGTCACGCAGCAACCGGTCAGCGGGTTTGTTTTTGGCGTTCCCCTCGATCAGCCAACGCTGGCCGAAATCATGAAACCCGATCTGCACACGAGTGCAGTGCCAACTGGCGACCATGTCCAGGAGGTAAGCCAGCGCATTCGGCCCGCCGACTTTGACCTTGGCCAACTCCTCACCGGCGATCTTCAGAAAGCGCCGCTCTAGGTCGCTCATGCTTTTGCGCGGCAATGCCGCTGCTACGTTACTCATGGTCTTTTCTCCCCTTTGCGCGGCCGGTGAATTTCAATACGCGCCCTATCTCCACCTCTTCAGTGCTTGGTGCTTTACCTCCGAAATCAACAAACCTGACGTACTTGCCCTGCTGCTGCACAAGGCACGAACCGACCTTGGCGTGCCTGACCTTGCCGACGATGAGTTCGGTTACTCCGTTCTGGCCCTCTTCGCTGTCCATATCGCGGTGCACCAGGATCACCACATCAGCGTCCTGCTCGATCTGTCCGGAGTCTCGGATGTCACTCGGACGAGGACGTTTGTCTGGTCGATTGGTTGAACCGCGGTTGAGCTGGGCCAGCACGATCACCGGGATCTTGAGCTCCTTGGCCAGGTTCTTGAGGGCCGTGGAGATCTTCCCGACCTCGATAGAGCGATTGGCACTACCCTCGGCAGTGATCAGCTGGACGTAATCGACCAGCAGCACGCTGAGCCCTTCACGGCGTTGGCACTGCCGGGCAATTGAGCGGATGCGAGGCATCGTCATGCCGGCCTGGTCATTGACGAACAGCTTGGCTTCGTTGAGGACGCTGACCGCGCTGGTTAGCTTTGGCCAGTCGTGATCTTCAAGGTCGCCACTGTCCAACTTGCTCAGGTTGACGCTACCGATCGATGCAAGGCCGCGCGTGATCAATTCCTCCTTGGTCATCTCCATGGAGAAAGCAAGACCCACACCGTCGAGTTTGCAGGTGACGTGCTGAGCGATCTGCAGGCCGAGAATGGTCTTGCCCGACCCTGTGAGCCCGCCGACAACGATCATGTTGCCAGGGCGTAACCCTCGCACCAGCTCATCAAGATCTTTCAGCCCGGTCGAAAGCCCTGTAGGCATCGTCTTGTTGAACTTCGAGTCGATGGTGTCGACCACGCCAGGTAGGATCTCGCTCGCCCTGTAGTAATCCCGCTGGCCGTCGTCGTCCAGATCACGAAGGTCGGCGGTAGCCTGCTGGGCAAGTGCGATGATCTCCGCCAGCGGAAGGTCTTCGGTGGCTTGCTCCCGAATCACATCGCCAGCTTCGACCACTCGCCGCAAGATGGCCCGCTCTCGAACATGCTTGGCGTATGTCTTCCAGTTGGCGGTGCTGGTTATGTTATTGGCGATCTCGACTGCGAACGCCAGGGTGCTATCGCCGCTAGGCAACTTCGGCCGCCAAAGCCCAACTGTGACCGGATCAACCGGATCACCGGTGGCGTGGCAGTCAATGATTGCCTGGTAGAGCGCGGCATTCTCCAGGTCGTGGAAATCGGAAACGCTGACCTTGCTGGTGACCTCGTCGAACAAATCCGGTTTCAGCATGATCGCGCCCAGGACGCCATGCTCGGCTTCGATGCTGAACAGTTCGCGGCTCATACGGCACCCCGCGCAGATGCCCAGCGAAACACCACCACAATGCCGCTCTTGTCGCGCAGGCGGTCAACAGCTCGATCGCCCAGGTACTGGCGAAGCTCGGTCACGCCCAAGTTGCTCACCACGATCGTGGGCTTGATCTTTTCGTACCGGCCATTGATCACCTCGAACAGCACCTGGCGTTCGAAGTCGGTTCCGTGCTGAACGCCAACTTCATCGATGACCAGCAGGTCGGGACGAATCAGGTCGGCGTAGACATCAGCCTCGGTGCGTCCGCGATTCCCGAAGGTGGCCTTCACGTCGCGGATGATCGAGCCGGCGGTAGCGTAAAGCCCGACAAGCCCAGCCAACGCGTGTTGACGAATCACAGCCTGCAGCATCGCAGTGCCCAGGTGCGTTTTGCCCGTGCCCACCGTCCCCAACAGCATCGCGGACCGGCCTACAGCAAAGTTTTCCTCAAACGCTTCGACAAACCCACCACACGCAGCGAGTGCCTGGGCCTTCGCAGGTGCGTCTGCGCTCCAGTTGGACAGTGTGCAGGCCGTGAAGCGCGCCGGGATGCCAGCGTCGAGCAGGCGCTCATTCAGCACTCTTTCGCGGTGGATCCCCGACGCCTTCGAACGCTGATGAACGTCTTGCGAGTGTCGGCCATCGAACTGGCAGCGAGGGCAACCGAACCAAACAGGATTAGCGCCGAACTGCGTCACAAGGTTGTCAGGGAACTGGCCATGCTCACGGCATTCGCCCGCCCGGGTTTCCAGGGTGTACTTGGGTTTTGTGGTCATGGGGTCACGCTCGCAATTCGATAGGTGCCATCGGCCTGCTGCTCAAGGCCGTCTTCATGGTTGATCTGGTCTAGGTTGGTGTGGCGAGACTGTGTGTTGCTGGCCGGCTTGAGTACGTCCGTCCAGCGCTCGCCGTTCAGCCAGGTCGACGCCATGGGTACGTACTGGCCTTCATCCTTGGTCCAGTCGCGGGAAAGGCGGTGACTGCCCAGAGCGGCCATCAAGGTCTGGCGAAGATCTGCGCTTGGCTTGAGCTTCTCCCAGGCCTTGCGTGCGTCCTTCTTCGATTTTTTATTGGGGTACAGCTTCCAGAACACCTCAAAGGCTTGAACAAGGTCCGCATCACCCATAGGTTTTTCAGTACTTGCTGCTTTATTCAGTCCTTGCTTACCTTCAATACTTACTAGGGGGGGATTTACCGGCGACGGTTCAACCGGGCCCGGATAATCCGTCGCCGGTGATTCCGACACGGTGTAGGACCGTCCGCCGAACTCGCCACCTTCGGCGCGCTCAAGGAAGATTTGCAGATAGCCTGCCTGCTCCAGTTCGCGGATCAGCCCCCTGACAGCATCACGGCCCGATGCCTTGCCCAGGCAGTCCTTGGTCTGGCCGATAAGATGGTGGGTGGACACTTCCCAGTGGTCGGGCTTGCCCAGAAGGAACACCAACATCCCGCGAGCGCCCCAACTGAGTCGCAGGTCCTCGCTGATCGACTTGTTGAGCAGGTAGAAATTTCCCTCTGGTCGAGGGGCGCGAATGATGCTCATAGGCCCATCTCCCGCGTAATACGCGCAATGAACGCGTCGTAGGTCTCGGTCATAGCGACACCGCGATCCTCTAGGGCACCACGGCCAGCCTTGGCCAAGCCATAGATCTCCCAGCGCTCGCGCTCAGGCAGGTGGCGGCAGTTGGAATAGCAGGGCCACGGGCCGGCGACCACATCGGCAGTGGTCGCGGAAACTACCGGGGTTCCGGTAGTTGATTCCATTGGAGTGGTCATTGCAGCGTCTCCCCAAGCAACGGGTACACGCCGGCGGCCCGCGCTTCAGCGGTTCCACTGGAAAGTCTCAGCACTAGGACACGAAGAGCCATGTTCGCGTTGGCGATGGATGCAGACAAATTCCAGGCGGTGTCAGCGTCAAGGCGCAGATCCTGCGTGTGGGTAAGCTCGTCGCAGGCGTCGTCTGTCAGGTTAAAACCCATCGCCGCCAAAGTTAGATTGTCGAACTTCTCGAAATAAGGTTGATCGTGGTGAACTTGACGCTCGATTTTAGGCTGAGATTTCATGCTTCACCCCCATCGTTTGGAATGCCGCACTTCTCGCGCAAGCGGCGGGTTTGCTCAGTCTGAATTTCACGGGGCTCTACACCGATGATTCGGCGAGCCAATACCCGAGCGCATATCTGCGCCTCTAGCGCGCTCCCGAACGCTTCCTGCTGATTGAAGTACCAGTTGTCGCGAGACTCTTGATCGTCCGGGCAACCGATCATCTCGCCCGTGCTGTCGAGCAGTTCCCAAATGCGATAGGCAAGTTGTTCGTTCGTGAGAAGGCTCATGGTTTCGTCGTTGATGTGCACGGTCGCTTCAGGCTGCGGAAAGTTGAGCACGTTGTTCATTGGGGCGCCTTCTGGACCAGGCGGAACCGGCCCTCAAAATATGGGTGGGTCGCCTGGGTGGCGGTGACCATCGTGGATTCGGAAACAAACCGGTGGAATGCGGCCGTGACGTGGCTCTTGGACCAGACCAGGTACTGGGAGCCCAGCGCTTCCTCATGGCCGTTGCGGACCATGCCGGCCGGGTTCGGCTGGTTTGGCCAGACCTTCAGCACGTAGTCGACGACAGCGCCGGACAGTCCGTGGCGCCCCAGCATCGTTTCCTTGATGCGGGTCAGCGATTGGCAGTTCTGCGGACAGTGGTCCCACACAACTGTCTGGCTCAAGTCCTCTACGCGCCGCTCTATCCCTGCAACGACATGGTCGATCCGGTCCTGTCGCCGCTCCATGTCCACCATCACCTGGGCGTTGGCCAAAAGCTGTTCAGCAGGCGTCATAGGCCGATTGCGCTGTTGAACCATCTCCCAAAACTCGCGAACCAATGTCTTCTTGAATGCCCGGACGATGTCCGTGTTGCGCATGTAGGTCAGCAGCAGCGTGGACTGGGGTTCATTGAGAATCGCGAACTCGGTGTCGCCACCGCCGTGCTGGCCGGACTCTCTTGGTCGGATTTCAAATCGGACCAAGCCAAAGTCTTCCAAATCAGCCTGGTACCGCCTTGCCAACGCGATGACGCTCGCGTGATCGTTAAGTGTGCCCTCGGCAATTGCCAGGGTCGTGGTGACGGCATCGCCGTCTTTGATGATGACGATGGTCATTGGGCGCCCTCCACGGAGTTCATGATTTCGCAGAAGTCGTCGTGCGCCTGGACGGAGATCAGCAGCACTGCCCGCATGACCGCGTCGACATCCAGGTGGTCAAGCTGGGGCTCAGGCTCGCTGCCACGCAACGCTTCGTTGTTGATCAGAATTTTGCTGAGCTGGTTGATAGTGAGCAGCGCGCTTTCCAAGCGATCTGGAAGGACGGTTTTACGACTCATGGCCGGCCACCCCGCTTTCCTGCGCCACGTTTCCGGATTGCACGATTTGTGGCGCAGGACCGACTTGAGCGATCTTCCTGAACTGTTCAAACGCTGCATCCAAGCTGGAGGCGCCTATGTCGTCGAAATACTTCGCAAGGTCGGTCAGCACGGTTACATCTGCCCCCGCGCCAGATTCAACATCACGAGCGATGGCGCGAGCGATTGCTGCAACCCAATTACAAACATCAATGGTCGCTAAGACCTGAAACTCTACTTCTTCGGCAAACTCGGTAATCGACTGGAGGTGGGTGCTCATTGGGTAGCCCCCTCTTCATAGGCTGCCTTGAGCCCGCGCTCTGCCGATCGGGTAAGCGCAGAAACGACATCGCCGATGAAGCCCAGAGTGCGAACCTCAGACAGGTAAGCGATCTCGCCGTCGTTGATCGCATGGGCCAGACGGCCGCACAACTGGCTGATTCCGTCAGAAAGATCGGATGCAACAGAGAGAGCGTCGATCAAGTTCGCGTCCGGATTGATGCTAAAAAGATCGGTGGACTCCATTCCAAAAGCACAAGGCTTTAGCTTCGGGAGTTGCACTGTTTGTTTGGGGGTGCTATTTTTTGGGTGCATGAAATCGTTCTCCGAGAACGAAGATTCAAAAAAGTCCATTGGCGTGGACTGGTTAAGAAGGCTCGCGAATGCGGGCCTTTTTGTTGCCTGCGATTTAGCCCGACAACAAAAACTGAGATGGAGTTTGCTGGCTCATGCCGGATTCCTTTTCATTTGGCAGGCGAAAGCCAAACATTGGAAGTCGCTGATCAGGCCCTGGCGAGGGCCTTCCCTTTTGCCAGGAACTGTGCATACCCGTAAGGTACTCATTAAGCGAGGGCCTCATCAGGGTCGAGTTTCTGGAAGCGCACATATGCGACATCATTTGATTTCTCCGAAATTGTTGCCGTTTCCTAAGTAGTGCTGGCCGACTGTCCCCGATAAGGAGTAAAAATTTGGCTTTGGGGTTAATTGGCAGGAACGGCATACGATTTGGCTTAATCGACGCATAAAAAACCTAAAATTCAGCGCATGCGCGGAATATTTCAAGTTTTCGCATGCGAAAGTTTTCATAGCTCTCGCCCGGTACTGGATACGCATACAGAGCCATTCGACCCAGGTGCCGATATCGAAAATTTGGGGGATGATTCACCTACCTTGTGGCGAGCCTCTACCTGAGCAATCAGGTCGCACAGCCCAGAAGCCTTGATAGCTCCATGAGTGACAACCTCAGCGAGCAGCGCTTTTTCAGGGCTCACTTTTTGAAAACCAGACAGCCAGTAAGAAATCGTGGCCTGAGAAACTCCCAGAGCCTTGGCAGTAGAGGACTGGCTTCCAAAGTAACTGATTAGTTCGCTGATATTTTCAGCCATGACGGAGGTCTCTGATAAGTCTTTTTATAGACTGCACATAAGCAGACTTCTTTGCAAGCCCATAAGCTTGTTTATAGGATCAACGGATGGAACTATCAGACCGAATTAAAGCTGCGAGAAAACATGCCGGGCTGACCCAGAGCCAGCTCGCCGACCACGTAGGCATTGCTCAAACGGCTATAAGCCAGCTTGAATCTGGCAAGACCCTTCGTTCCTCTTACCTTCTACAGATCGCTGAAGCTTGCGGTGTCTCGGTCATGTGGCTGGCTTCAGGCATCGGCGGAATGGTTATGCCCCCGGAGCAAGCGGCCTTTGATCTTGAGGGAAGGGAGCAATGGAAGGCATTCGAAGAGGGTATGGAGCTTGCCCACAGAGACATCGATGAGAATATGGCTTCAACCGTCGGCGCTGCGCCCATTAGCGCTTGGGGTGACGAGTCACTGCTTGACGATGAAGTGGGGATCCCCTTCCTACGCGAGATCCAACTGCCTGGAGGAGCAGGGCATACTTTGATCGAACAAAGCCATACGGCAAAACTTAGATTCGACAAACATTCTCTCCGTGCTCGCGGCGTCCCATTCGATAAGGCGTTTTGCGTCATTATCTCGGGAAACTCGATGGAACCGGTGCTTCATGATGGCAGCACCGTAGCAATCAACACGGGCCAGAAGTCGGTGGTAGACGGGAAGATGTACGCCCTCAAACACAGCGGCCAGCTGCGAGTAAAGGTTCTCTACAGACTGCCTGGCGGCGGCATACGACTGAAAAGCCACAACAATGCAGAACACCCGGATGAAAGCTATACGCCAGAGCAACTAAACGAGAATGAGATCGAGGTTATTGGTCGAGTTTTCTGGGGCGCATCCTTTTTCTGATAGCTACTTGAGATCGGCAAAAGCCCAGCATTGCTGGGCTTTTTATCGCCGTGCGGGTGGAAAAATAAGAACGGCAGAGAAAACATAAAAATACTACTTGCCTAAAAATATCAATTTACTTATATTTTGAGCCATTGAAACGCTTCGATGGAGACGGATATGAGCACAGTTATCAATTTCGGCAAGCTACAGGGCACGACTGGCGTTCTAGCCGAACAAGAGCTGCGTGCCGCCCTTGCAGTTTGCTCGGGGATGGCCAACAAGGAAATCGCTCGTATTGTGGGCTGCGCTCCGGGGACAGTAAAAAAATGCATTGAGCGCGCTTTCTATAAGCTCGGAGTAAACAGCCGCAGCGCCCTGGTAGCAGAGGCATTTCGACAGGGCTTGATAGTGTTCGCATGCAATTTGGGACCAGGCAAAGGCCCCGACCACACCAAAGGCGAAGAACAGCTCCAAGGCATTTTTACCGCTTAACCAGCAGCTCCCCTCTTCATGGTGAGGGTCGGCCAGCGCGAAGACCTAACACGACACGAGTCGCGTGAAACCTGGCAAGGCAAGGCTTCTCTAGACGCGGGATCAGGTCAGTAACTACTAAAGCTTAGCGAAGTTTTCCGAAAGTCAAATTGTCGGCCGGGATTCGTTCGGCCAGGAGAAAGTGAATGTCACGCAAACCGGTCACACCGTTCCGGCTGTTCAAGGTGCTTATGTCGATCCTGATCTACATCAGCGTTTCCATGGGGTGGCTGCTCTTCACAGCCCCCCATCTGATCGACAGTGCATCCGGTCTCGATGTGGCCGGGGCCCTCTTCGGCACCGCCGTTTGGCTGATAGGGAGCGCTTGCCTATTTCTGTTTATCACCACGCCAGAACCTGGCCAAACGTCAAACACCAAGGAGAAAGACCAATGAAGCTGATTGCCGCAATTGCAATGCTGCTGATGGTTGGCCAGGCCGCCGGCGAGCAGTTGATCGATGTCCAGCACGACAGCGTTCGAGGCGTCACCTGCTGGATCTTGAACAACACCGGTATCAGTTGCCTGCCGGATAACTCGTTCCAGCACCAGCAGACCGCCAGCCCCTCACACGAGGAAAACCGGGCCTCTCCGGCCAGTTCGGTGCAGAAAAACGCACTCTTGCCCGCCACCCCCGCACCAGGTGAAGAGAGGCTACAGCTATGACCCGCCGCAACGGTACCAAGGGCCAACGCCTGATCGAGCTGTTCAATGCCCTGCAGCGCCGAGAAACCACTTTCGGCCAGATATACGCCATGTCGGCTTCGTGCGGGATCGACGCGCGCCGGGTGCTGGCTGATCACTTCCGCGGGAGTTCAAGCGATGGGTAAGTGGGATGTCGCGACACGGTTCGCGAATAACGAAAACGTGTCGCGACACGAAAGGGGGTAGGTATGTTTCTGACAGCAGAGGAAGTTGCCGACCTGACCGGCTATAAAAAGCCAGGGGCGCAGATAAAGTGGCTGACTGCCGAACGCTACGGGTTCGCGATAGGTGGTGATGGGCACCCCAAGGTACTGCGCCAAGTTGTAATAGGGCGGCTGGGTGGCATTCAATCAAGGAAAGGACCGGAGCTTCGGCTAGGTTGAGGTGAAGATCGATGCGTCCGCGCAAGAAGGACCGGCACCTGCCGGCGTGCATGTACCAGAAGCATGGCGCTTATTACCTGGTCCGCAAGGGCAAGTGGAAGCGCCTGGGCACCGACTTTCAGGCATCCCTGGCAGAGTACGCCAAGTTGCTGGACAAAGGCACCCAGGGCGGAATGCCCAAGCTGATCGACGATGCGCTCGAGCATATGCGTACCAGAACGAAGCCACCACTCAAGCCGAATACGCTCAAACAGTACGAGGCTGCGTGCGAACGCCTGAAGGAAAACTTCGCCGACTTCGAGCCTCGCGAGGTGCTTCAGCGGCACGTCGTCGCGCTCAAGCTGCACATGGCGGACACGCCAAATATGTCGAACCGGGTGATCTCGGTACTACGAGCTGTGTTCACTTACGCCCTGGAGCAGCAGATCGTCGACTCAAATCCGTGCATCGGCGTCCGCCGGCACCTCGAGCACAAGCGCGACCGATACATCACCCACGGTGAATTCCAGGCCATCTGCGCCAACTCCAGCGCCAACATGCGGGTGATTTACGAGATGTGCTATCTAACCGGGCAGCGCATTGGTGACGTCCTAGCCATCCGCCTGGCGGACATCAGCGCCGAAGGGATCGCGTTCAAGCAGGAAAAGACCAATGCAAGGCTATTGGTACAGATGACACCCGACCTCGAGGAGCTGATTGCCCGGGTCAAGGCGCTACCACGGAAGATCCGCGGGCTCACCCTTTTCTGCTCACCGCGCGGCGGAAAACCGGTTCACTACAGCTCGGTCAAGGACGCCTTCGCCATCAGTTGCAGAAAGGCCAGGGTCGAGGACGCGAGCCTTCATGACCTTCGAGCAAAATCCCTTTCGGATACGGACGACCAAGGCAACGATGCGCAAAAACTGGGTGGCCATACCGACGCCAAGATGACGAAGCGCTATTTACGCCTGCGCAAAACCAATATTGGATTTCCACCGACGATGCCACATTAATCGTATAAAAGGATGCAAATTGCTAGTCACCAAGCTGCGGAAACAAATGAAAGTACAATTAACATAGATATGATAATGAAGATAAATCAGGGATTGTTGTATTCCAAGATTAAATTTTCGCCCATAACCACAGCATCGTTAAAATCTAAAGCATCACCCTCAAAGCCACCATAGCTTCCTACGACCTCTTCAGGCCGAAACCGGTAAGCGACACCAATACTAGACTCCATAAGCTTAGACTTGACTTCTCCCAAGGCGCCTGAAAGCTGAGTTAAAATAAATTTCTGCCAAGCTTCATCATCTTCACGCGACTGCCAACCCTCAATATTAATGAGGTCGTGGCCAAGCTCACTGAAAAAAGCAAGCAAAAACGTGGCGCAAGTCAGACCTGCCCCCTCCTGATCCTTAAACTTCAGGTCACCATTAAAGACACTTGCACCATTATAAATAAAGCCATAAGGAATACCTTTTTCTTTATTCTGATCCCACATTCTTGACGCTGTCTCTGCAAGAATCTGCAAATCCTCATCATTAAAATAACTACCGGGAACGCACTTATACTTATTAGTTAACGGCTCGCACCTCAGGTCATAATGCGTTGCGAGATGAAGCATATTTAGCTTCTCTTTATCTTTTTCCCTAAAAACGATCGCGGCGTGCCTCTGGACGGGCATCGAGGCAGAGCCAGTATTAAACTGAGCTAAAGCGACGCCAAACATTCCCACATCACCGATTAAATTATATTCCAAAACTTATCACACTCGCGAACGTACCAAACCTTTGAGAGCGCGCTGGGGGTCTTGATGGGTTGCCTCCAAGTGGGCAAAAACCTCCGTATAAAAGCGCATCCATTTGCTCAATTTACCTCTAAGCCGATAGGCAGTCCTAAGTAAAGCCACTGCAGTTACTCTACGCATCATCTCGGGCTTAGCCCGTGCAAGCAACTCATTTAAAGAATGAAAGTCACCTAACTCAATATAATCTTCAACAACATCGATACCCTTACGCACGGCATACCGGCTAATATCAGGATCAATAGAGGCAGCCGCATCGATAGCATAAATATCGTTTAAATTCTTACTAACACTGAGATTAACCTGCAGTGACGAGGAAAGATCCTCGAGCGAAACAACAACTCGCATAGGGCGCAAGCTTGTATTTTTCAGCGAGTACTGTTGCTTACTTAGATCGTAACCAGTAATCCCTGCAAAAACCGAAGGGCCGGATGAGTTCCACCTCTCTACAAACGAAGTAGTCGCTACCGTACTCGCATCTTTGCTGCTGTCTAAATAGGCTCGATTACCAACAACTTCACCAAGCGATAGCGCCCCAGCTGTCGAGCAAGTAAGAGAACCATACCCCATCACTCACCCTCCAGTTTGCTAAGACTTTCAACCTCGCCAAACAATGCCTTAAGTACAACTCGATACTGATCCGAATGAGGTAACTTAGACAAGGGGCTTGTATTAATATCCAAATCAAGTTGGATAATATGCTCCTGAGCATTTGCGAGCTGCTGACCACCTACAAACTGCACAGTATGCACAATTAACTGAGACCACTTTACAATCCTATTTACAACCAACCCTCCGATTTTCGCAAATTTCTTCGGAACATTATATTGAACAACTACGTCCGAACAATTCTTAGGAAGCTTTACGTCAGGGAGCGCGTTATTAATCAACACCTCACTCTGTTCCTGACTTCCCGGAAAAGCATTCAACTTTGCACCGACAGCGATTCTCGCGCATGTTGGTAGCTTAGCTTTAGAGGTTAGCGCTTCAAACTTCGGAAGGACGGCGTGAAACTCCCCAAGTGTGGGGTTGGACGTCGGATCACTAGGGATAGCACTGAACAAAATCTCCACACGACCTGGTTGCGAATTAACAACTAAATGGCCGTTTTCCCAAGCGCCTTCCTCAACGTTCAATTGCTGTTGAGGGCGGCTGGTCACTGACTCAGGCTGTTTGCCGGTCAGCGCCATCCAAGAAAGGTACGGGGAAACCTCCACGCTACCTAACAAGGTGAGCCTAACGGATTCAGTTTGCCAGGAGATTTTCTGATTCAT